CAACTACAAAGACGGCGCATTCAGTTCTGTCAAACCAGCAAATTCCATTGACAAAGGTGGTCGTGGCGCCTGGCAGATTGCTGTTCGTGCCAGCGAGTTTGACGCAGCACCAATCGCAGTGGCCACAGGCAAAACCAATCGTGCTACTGCAATGACCTATGGTGTGACTTGGTTTGCAACTGACAATGTTCGCTTCATGCTGAACTATGTTGACACCAAGTTTGATGCCTTGGTTGGCAGCTCCGGCAGTCGTGTGAATGGCGATCGAGCAATCATGTTCCGAAGCCAAGTTAATTTCTAAATCGCTGCGACTCAAAAAAAAAGGCACTGCGGTGCCTTTTTTCATGGATTGTAACAAAACGGTAACACGGCTTTACTTAAATAATATTATGGCTAGAGACTATCGCAGCATCTTTATCAGTGATGTGCATCTTGGCACCAAAGACTGCAAGGCCGATGCCTTGAACAATTTTTTGAAACATCATACCTGCGAATATCTTTACCTGGTGGGCGACATCATTGACGGTTGGAAAATCAAACAAAACAAGTGGCGCTGGAAACAGAGTCACACCAATGTGGTAAGAAGAATACTGGGACATGCCAAACGTGACACCAGAGTGATCTATGTCTTGGGCAACCATGATGAATTTTTGAGACCGTTTTTGCAGTACAATTTGAACTTTGGTCGAGTAGAACTTCACAATCAGATCGAGCACATTGGTGCTGATGGAAGACACTATCTCGTGGTACATGGAGACCTGTTTGATGGCATCACAAGACTGGCTCCCTGGTTGAATTTCTTGGGAGATCGAGCATATGATTTTATCCTATCAGTTAATAATAGATTTAATTGGTTCCTACATAGAATGGGTTTTGGTTATTGGAGCCTATCTGGTTTCCTTAAGCACAAGGTAAAAAAAGCCGTGGACTTTGTGTTTCAGTTTGAACGTAACCTTGCGGGTTACTGTAAGAAACGCGGCTTTGATGGCGTGATATGTGGACACATACATCAGGCCGAAATCAAGCAGATCGACGGAGTCACATACATGAATGACGGCGACTGGGTAGAAAGCTGTACTGCTCTAGTTGAGCACCACGACGGCCAGTGGTCAGTGGTGACATGGACACAGGAGAAGGACAATGTGGTTGATGATATTGATAGCGGTCCACATCAACGATCCACGAGACATACCAGCTCGAGTGACCTTGCAATTTCCTGATCAGGCCACGTGCGAACACAGCAGACAGACCATGCAGTACTGGACAAAGTTTGAATCATTTAGAATTGAAGGCAAATGCATACAAAAATGACCACGCTGGGTGAAAAACTCACGATAGTTGTGCCCTGTAAAAACGAAGAAAATTACATCGGTCACATGCTCACAGCATTGCGCTCACAAAAAATCAGCGACACCAAAATTATCATTGCAGACAGTTCCACGGACAACACCCGTACTGTTATTGCTGCCAACAGTCAATTTCTCAACATCACCATCGTGGATGGCGGATCTGTGTCTCAGGCACGCAACACCGGTGCAGCTTTGGCTACTACTCCTTATATTTTGTTTCTTGACGCTGATGTGCTGTTTAGGGACAATTGGGTGATTCGTGACGCAGTGGAGGCCATGGAAACACAGGATCTTGATCTAGCCACTGCCAAGATATACTGCTACACCAATGACTGGCGAGCTGAATTTGGCTTCAGCCTGTTCAATGCTGTGAACTCAGTGCTCAGTAGATTCAGTCCCTTTGCTGTGGGTGCTTTCATGCTGACTCGCAGAACTGTGTTTGAAAGTCTGGGCGGCTTTGATCAACGTTACATAACCAGCGAAGATTTTTTCCTATCAAGGCAGTATGATCCAAAAAAATTTCAGATTCTCAATCACTACTTTGGTCAAGACAATCGTAGATTTAAAAAGATGGGATACTTTGGTATGGCTGGGTATCTGGTGAAAAACTTTGTGAATCGCAACAATCCCAGATACTGGGATCAAATGAGTCATCGTGATTATTGGAGTTGAAACGGACGCAATGATAGAGCGTCACCGGAACTCGTAACCGGTTGCCCCAGACGGGGCTTTTTTTTGCCTATCCATTTGACGGTTTGACAGCAACGCTGTATAATTACTGTATACTTTTTTAGGAACCTATCATGGATATCACTGCAAGTGTTTTGTTTTTGGCTGGTAGTTTGTTGATCATGGCCAGCGTGTTGATCATTGCAGCAGCCATTGTGGCAATCAACAACCTCATCTATCGTTTTTGGAAACCCCTGAACTGGTTTAGATTTTTTGACTACACCACCGTGGTGAGAACTGTGGAACGCAACGAACCCACGGTAGAAAAGCCCCCGAAGTAAATACAGTTTTGGGGGAATCATGTTACAAGCAATGATTGTGGTATTGTTGGTATTGATGTCATTGGCAGGGTGCTCGTCACAATATGATCTCTGCATAGAGCGTGAGAAACAGGAATATCGTCAACGCAATCCTGGTGCATCTTACGGACAGGTGCAGAGCCGACAGGCTGACTTTGAGATGATGTGCAGTAGTCTGCGTGGCAAATAATAAACTGTGCCTATTGGTTCCATAAAAAAATATTTAGGCAAAACCTACTAAATCTGTGTTGACAATAGCGACTGTGATGCTATATAATAGTGTTGCATCGCAAAACTTTTTAAGGAGACTCAGATGAAAGTAACAGGAACCAAAACAGAACAGCATCTCAAGGATGCATTTGCAGGTGAATCAAAAGCCAATCGTCGCTATCTTTATTTCGCGAACATGGCCGACATTGCAGGTGCAACTGATGTAGCCAACATTTTCCGTCATACCGCAGAAGGCGAAACTGGTCATGCACACGGTCACATGGAATACTTGATTGCAGGTGGTTCAGGTGACCCCGAAACCGGCCTGCCAGCAGGCGACATCGTACAGGCACTGGAGAGTGCCATCCATGGCGAAACACACGAATACACTGACATGTATCCAGGCATGGCTCGTGATGCTCGTGACGAAGGCTTTGACGAAATCGCAGACTGGTTTGATACCTTGGCCAAGGCCGAGCGTAGCCATGCTGGCAAGTTCAAGAAAACTCTTGACACTTACCGCGCAGAAAGCGCCTAACAACACAATGCGGGGGCAGACTGCCCCCGCAGGGAGACTACAATGCTAACACCTCAAGACCTACATTCATTAGAAACATACAGTGCGATGCGCTCGGACTACAAACTCAAGGCCGTGGAACATCGTCGTCGTAGACAGATCAAACTGGGACAAAACATGACCCTGCATTTTGAGAATCGCGACACTGTGCAGTATCAGATTCAAGAAATGTTGTTGATTGAACGCACATTCAGTCAACAGGGAATTCAAGACGAACTGGATGCTTACAATCCACTGATTCCCACAGGCACCAATCTCAAGGCCACGCTGACCATTGAGTACAGTGAGCCTGCGCTGCGAGCCGCTGCTCTCACACGTTTGCATGGTGTGGAAGATCGTGTGTATGCACGAGTGGAAGGTCATGCACCTGTGTATGCTGTTGCTGACGAAGATCTTGATCGTAGCACGGATACCAAGACCTCAGCGGTGCATTTCTTGCGTTTTGAATTTACCCCAGACATGATCCGCTCGCTGCAACAGGATCAGGCTGCGTTGACCGTGGGCGTGGACCATGCGGAATACACTCACAGTGCTCGGGTGTACAGTATCGCACTGCAAAGTTTGATTGCAGATTTTGATCAACAACCCATGGTAGTATTGTCATAACGAGGAATCAATGTTAGAATGTTTGATTGTTGGAGATAGTATTGCTGTAGGTGTAAGTCAGGTACGCCCTGAGTGTCAGGCCATTGTCAAAAGCGGTATCAACAGCAGTGACTGGAACAAAAAACATTTGCATAAGTTAAAGCCCACCCGGACACTGATTATAAGTTTGGGTGCAAATGATCTAGGTATTAACACAGAAGGTCATGTTAGATCATTGCGAACCAATGCCCAGGCTGATCGAGTGTTTTGGTTGCTGCCTAGTCAAAAGCTAAAACCTCAACAAGTAGCAGCAGTGCGTCAAGTGGCCGAAGAGTTTGGAGACACTGTGATTCCAAGACCAGAAAGCAATATCAGTGCCGATGGCGTGCATCCAACTTACAAAGGGTACCGTGTGTTAGGAGAATTGACCAAGTAGCAGAAATACAATGCCCCGTAAGGGGCTTTTTTATGGAGATATAAATTGACAGAATCACACAAGAGAACCGTAGCAAGAGCAGTATGTTGGCGAATTATTGCTACCTTGGTAACTGCAATCTGGGCCGGATGGTCGGGAGCCATCATGGCCAACATTGTGTTGACAGTGTTGCACTACGTGCATGAACGAGCCTGGCTGAAAATCAACTGGGGCAAACAAAACACAGATACATAGTTCAATATAAGGAGGAAACTGTGGCAAAAATATTATGTGTATTATACGATGATCCAGTGAATGGATATCCAACCAGCTATGCTAGGGACACCATTCCAACCATTTCAGGTTATCCTGATGGTCAGACTGCACCAACACCGCATGCAATTGATTTCACTCCCGGTGAGTTGTTAGGAAGTGTTACAGGTGCTTTAGGCCTGCGTGATTGGTTGGCCCGCGAAGGTCATGAACTAGTGGTCACCAGCGACAAGGATGGCCCTGACAGTGAATTTGAACGACACTTACACGATGCGGAAGTTGTGATCAGTCAGCCGTTTTGGCCTGCCTATCTCACTGCCGAACGCATTGCAAAAGCACCAAAACTAAAATTGGCATTAACTGCCGGAATTGGTTCAGACCACGTTGACCTACAGGCCGCCATGGAACGTGGTATTACTGTGGCTGAAATCACTTACTGCAACAGCAACAGTGTAGCTGAACACATTGTGATGCAGATGCTGAGTCTGGTGAGAAACTATATTCCCAGTTACAAACAAGTTGTGGAAGGCGGTTGGAACATTGCCGACTGTGTGAGTCGCAGCTATGACATCGAAGGCATGCATGTAGGGACAGTGGCAGCAGGACGTATTGGCCTGCGAGCGCTGCGACTGTTGAAACCGTTTGGTGTTCACCTGCATTACTATGATCGCCATCGCTTGCCAGAGTCAGTGGAACAAGAACTCAATCTCACCTGGCACGACACTGTGGCAGATATGTTGCCGCACCTGGACATTGTAACCATAAACTGCCCATTGCATCCTGAAACCGAACACTTGTTCAATGATGCCATGATTGCGCGAATGAAACGAGGCAGCTACATTGTGAACACAGCACGTGGCAAGATCTGTGATCGCGATGCCATTGCTAGAGCATTGGAGTCAGGTCAACTGGCCGGTTATGCAGGAGATGTATGGTTCCCACAACCAGCACCACAGAATCATCCCTGGAGAAGCATGCCCTGGCATGGCATGACACCGCACATCAGTGGTACCAGTCTCAGTGCCCAGACACGTTATGCAGCCGGTGTGCGTGAAGTGTTGGAATGCTGGTTCGAAGGTCGTCCGTTGCGCAATGAATATCTGGTGGTGCAGGGCGGGCAATTGGCCGGAGTTGGTGCTCACAGCTACAGCAAAGGCAACGCCACAGGTGGCAGTGAAGAAGCAGCCAAGTTCCGACGTTGATTTGGTATAAATAACTGTTGACATTACATTGTTTGTATTGTAAAATAACATCATGAACGCAACAACAGCCTGGTTATCAATAGAACGCACAACACTGTGTGTGACCATCTATGAGCGTGATCCGGGCACAGGGCCTGCGTGATTGTTTGAGAATTCAACAGTTAACGAGCCCTGGACCAAAAATCCAGGGCTTTTCATTTCAGGGAGAGCAATGACAGAATCAGACATAGCAAAACTAAACGAACGTATTGAACGACAAAAATTTGTGTTGGACAAAGAATTATATCAGCAGTTGATTCGTGCCAAACTGGCAAGATTGAACAGTTGGTTTGGTGTTACAAAAACAGCAACAGAGTTGCTAAAATCGCAAGATTGACCAATATTGAATTGTGTAGTAACATAGAGTCAAGGGTGTTGCCCCGGTCAGCGGTCTGTAAAACCGTCGGCATTGTCAAGATCGGAAGTTGCCTCGTGGAGCGTTACCATCAGCACCCACCATGTATGACTTGACTGAAATGATCAAGTCCGCTATACTAGACGGTATAGCAAGTAACAAAGCAGTATTCTTTAACAATTTGACATAGATGCACCCATCGTCTAGCGGTGAGGACACTGCCCTTTCAAGGCAGGAACACGGGTTCGAATCCCGTTGGGTGTACCATATTGAAGCACATTTTGATGCCTATTAGGTTGTGGAGTTGATCGCCTACAATACGGTGCGAGATGAGTGTGTTTCAATATGGTTTCCGGTTACTACTTTCCTGAAAGTAGCGTGTGGCGACGATAATGATCCCGGTGGCTATGGCACCGTCAGCGAGATATAGACTCTGCCTCGGCGGTGTCTCCGGTTTCTCAGACAGCATAGCAGCGTGGACACTACGTGACACAATGTCAATTAGTGTTCGGACAGGGCAACAACTCCAGCTTGGGGGCGACCGTGGAAAAGCGTGGCCCGAGCAATTTTAGGTGTATTGTTTTGGAAAAAATCTGTGTGACCAGGTTAATGCACTCTCACTGTACTGGACGTCGACTCTCAAGGTACACGAGTTGCTGCACACGAAAAGTCCAGGACGCTGGAACACAATAAGTGTGTCGCGATAAAAGCAAACGGTGGTGGGTATCGCCATCCATAACAAGACAATACACCTAAGATATACCGCTTTAGCTCACTTGGATTAGAGCACCGTGCTACGAACGCGGGGGTAGGGAGTTCGAGTCTCTCAGGCGGTACCATGCCTCGGTGGTGAAATAGGTATACACGACGGACTTAAAATCCGTTTCCGCAAGGAGTGCCGGTTCAATTCCGGCTCGAGGCACCAAGTATTGGCACGTTAGCATAGTTGGCCTAATGCGCTGGCCTGTCACGCCAGAGACCACGGGTTCGAATCCCGTACGTGTCGCCATTTTTAAGGATAATTATTGACATGAAAATATCTACACACTCCAACGGTTGGACACAGTTTGTTGAAGATCTTGATCTTCGCGAAGCCACTGACGAACAGGCACAGACCATAGGTCGTTTGTTGGCCGAACACACCGTGGTTGTGATACGTGGTCAAGACTTGACTCCTAGGCAGGAAGTTGAATTTTGTAAAAAAATTGGCAATCTTGAAAGTCTAGAACGCAGAAAGAATGACAAAGGCTTTGACGGATTCATTGTGCCGGACAGCGACTATCATGTGATGCGAGTTACAGGCGAACTAGATGAACATGGTAGACCTGGCTTGTTTGGTCATGTGAGTGATCTTGACTGGCATGCCAATCAAACTGCCAACGAGTGGCGACATCCCATTGTGTGGCTGTATGGTGTCAAAGGCACTGCGGGCAGCCGCACCAGTTGGTTAAACAACATCATGAGCTATCAAGATTTGCCACCGGAACTACAGGAAGCCTACAAAGAAATTCGCATGATCAATGGCTACAAGCAAGGCGCCTACAGTGAAGATCACTTTGGCAAACCCATTGACATCAATTTTACCTACAAGCCCCGACTGGTACACACAAACTTGGCAGGCAAGACCGGATTGTTTTTTCCCTTCCTGCAGATTCATCAGATCGATGGCATGACCGAAGATCAAAGTCGTGAATTTATAGAAATGCTGCGAGATCATGTGCTACAAGAAAAATACATGTACCATCATGACTGGCAAGATGGCGACATTGTGATCGCTGAACAGTGGTTGGGCATTCACAAACGGTGGAGATGCGAAACCATAGCCACTCGCAGGCTGCATAGAATCTGTTTGGACTTTGCTCATTGTGGCTTTGACTTGGCTTGATTACGCAACGACCAAGGTTTGGCTGCTGCATGTAGCCACTGCGGTCACGGTGTTTTTTATGCCACCTGTGTGGATACTGGTGGCAATTGTGTTTTACTGGGCAGCATCGTCTATTTTTCAATTGATATTTCATGACTGGATCTGTCATGAATATTGTAGGCCGCGCAACATCTGGATAGAGTGTGCGATGCTGATGCTGTTTTACGCACATGACAACAATGTAAGAAACAAAAAGAACTATCATGTGTTTCATCATCGTCAATGGCATCATCCTGACCGTGATCCTACCTATCGCAAACTACAAGGTGTGAGCCTTGGGCGCTATATCATGGGCCTACACAATCGTCTTGATCTTGGCATTCCCAACAAAGAATTCAGTCTGCTAGAGCGCAGCAGCCTGGTGCGTTGGTTAGATCCTCACAGTCGCTGGCTTTACTTTGCATGGATTGTGGGTTGTGCCTTGGTGTTGCCATGGACATGGTTTGTGGTTGTTTGTGTCTGGTATCCTTGGTTGCTGCATGTGGCTTTGTGTTATCATGATTGGCACCTTCATGGACCACAACGTAGACCGGATCGCAATTGGATGAGCTTGTTGTTTGCACACGGTGCCTGGCATCATGCACATCACGAATCATGGCGTCAAGAACACTATGGACCCGGTGTGTGGCGATGGATCAATCCGGCCTGGTATGTGCGACACCTGTTGTTTAGAAAAAACTCTGCTCCGGTAGTTTAATGGTAAAACAGCGGATTTATATCCCGTAGCGTCAGATAAACGGCCAATACAGGTTCAAATCCTGTCCGGAGTACCACTCAGTTGACAATAAATAGAATTCCTGTATAATAGCATCACAGCCCTTTTAGTTAAATGGTATAACAGTTGATTTGTAATCATCTATTGGCAGTTCGATTCTGTCAAAGGGCACCAGAACCTCGCAGGCCCTTCTGCGCAATTAAAGGGGGTGATTGGCTTCACCATAACGCCAGGGCGCATACGATCGCAGCCTCAAAGCCCGCTTACATGGGTGATAGAAAAATCGTAGGTTTAGCTGGCACGAGCCATAAGGACCGTCAGGGGACAGGGCGACAACTCAGTCCGGGGCTGATGAGGATCAGTAGCCGGACACTTATTTCAAAATGGTAAATAAAACTGTTGACAATAAATTTGTGATGCTATATACTATTGACATGATGACGTTGCTGAAAAACTTGCTCAAGCCCAATAACTGCCCAGCACTAGCCTGGTCACGCGGCTTGACCATGGGCAATTTTAGTCAAGGAGTGGGGTCTTAGAATAACTGAATCACAAAACAGATTCAAATATTCAAAGACCCTGGAAGTAAAAACTCCAGGGTTTTTTGTTTCAAAGTGTGAGGCAACGAGGGCCTATCCCGCACTCAAAACATGGGACAACGGGCGGTACCGAGGATGAAACTGCTGGCGGTAACAGCATAGTAAAATTCGGTATGTGTAAGTGCGTTCTTGCGAGTGCATTTACACATACACATTCACATGAATGTGTGAGTTTGATTGTTGTTGAGAGCATCAAGCAAGACAGGTCCGGGTAGCTCAGAGGCAGAGCACTGTGTTGATAACGCAGGGGTCAAGATATCGTAATTCTTCCTGGACACCAAACAATTCCGGAGTGGTGTAATGGCAGCGCCGCGGTCTCCAAAACCGCTAGTGGGGGTTCGATTCCCTCCTCCGGAGCCATACATGGCAGTGACAATTTGGCCTTTGACTGGCTTGAGAGGAAACTGAGAAAACCCTCAAGATCGGCATCCTTGTGTGCTCAGTTGACCACTGCAGATGTATTTACTGGGCTGTTAGTTAAATTGGGATAACACCGCGTTTGCACCGCGGAATAGGCAGTTCGAATCTGCCACGGTCCACCAAAGGAGATAGCATGGTAATATATCGTGTGCCGCATGCCTACTTGAATGACTATGAAATGATTGGGCAGCGATTGCAAGTTTTGACTGACATGAAACGCAGAGACATTGATCACCAAGAACAACTGGAACTGTCCAAACTCATGGCCATACAGGAATCACATAGACTGTTGCGAAACTACAACTATGACAAGGACACAGAATTTTTGCGTCAGTATGCTTATGGTGAGAGCATCAAAGAACAGAGATTGATCAAGCGTTCCAGTGCCATTGGCATGAACATTGACAGATACATTTAAAAATTATTGACCAGTAGCACAGCCGGTAGTTGCGCCTGACTGTTAATCAGGATGTCGGTGGTTCGAGCCCACCCTGGTCAGCCATATATTGCGGGTATGGTGTAATGGTAACCCGAGACCTTGCCAAGGTTTAGTTGAGAGTTCGATTCTCTCTACCCGCTCCAATATCACGGTGCTTTAGCTGATGTGGTCATAGCAGCGGTCTGAAGAGCCGCGGAACGTGGTTCGATCCCACGAGGCACCACCATACGGAGACTATATGCAAAAATCCTTGGCTTTTATTGGCACCAGAACCGGTGCTGATGGCGTGATCCTGGCTGCAAAGTTGGCTGGCATACCCATAGCCGGTTGGTTTGATCGTTTCTATCACGGTAACCAAGACAGTTTTCAAGAATTGCCAATACTGGGCAGTGATCTAGAAATCACTGAGCAACACCGTGATCAATATCAGTTCTTTTTGGCCAGCCACTATGCAGGTCATAGCAGCACTGCTAATCCTGAACAAAATGGTTTGGCTTTGAGACGACAGCGCATTCAAATGATACGTGATTTAGAACTTCCACTGGCCAACATCATTCATCCAGCTGCCTATGTTGACCCTTCAGCTGAACTGGGCCGTGGCATTTATCTTGCCTACAACTCAGTGACCTGTGCAAGGTGTTATGTGGGAGATTTCAGTTATCTGTGTTTCTCGACTGCCATAGGGCATGACGTGATTCTGGAGGGCAATAATCTATTGCTGGCACACTGCATGGTGGGCGGCAATGTAACATTCAAACAAGATGCCTTTGCTGGCATGAACAGCACTGTGGCACCGCGATCAGGACAACGCCTTGTTATAGGTGAAGCTGCAAAAATTGCCGCAGGTGCAGTGGTATACGACGATGTTGAGCCAAATCAGTTTGTGAGCTTTGAAGGACGTCGTAGACGCAAACTGGATGCAGATTTTTAACAAGGAGAAACTATCATGGGGCGGTGACAGTTATAGTGGGTGTGATTTGGTTTCTTTTCGTAATACATCGTAATTTCAAATAAGGAGAGTCCGCATGGACAGTGACAAGACAGACGGCGGTCCCAAACGCATGGGTGCGTAACTCAACTGGTTAGAGTAATCGGCTTTTAACCGATAAGTTGTGAGTTCGAGTCTCACCGCACCCACCATATAAAAGCACATCGTAAACGTATCGCGTACGAAAGCTGGCCAGGCTGGTGTGCTTCTATATGGTAATGTAGCATAACGGTAGTGCAGCGCCTTCATACGGCGTACAGTGAAAGTTCAACTCTTTCCATTACCACCAGTGTAAATACAAACATGAAAGAACTTTTGCAAAAACTTCCGCAGATTCTGGCCATGATGCCCGAAATCGTCAAGTATCTCAAGTATCTGCCCATTATCATGGTGCTGGCAGGTATAGGGTATGCTGCGTTTTATTTTGTGGAAAACAAGCGAGATCCTTTCCGATGCGTAAACAATCAGGTATTTGAACAGTTGAGAGTGGACAGTGATGTCTACATTTTCAAAGGTGAAACCTGTGTAGACGCCAAGGATCTACAGTAGATCAATTGGGGATTCGTCAAGCGGTAAGACAGCGGATTTTGATTCCGCCATGCGGGGGTTCGAATCCCTCATCCCCTACCATTTTCAAGGAGAAAGCCATGACTACCGAACAGTATTGGCAGTGGATTCATGACAATGTGCAATGACTTCCGTGGTGACCTTAGTGTAGTGGTCTGCACCTCTCGCTGTGACCGAGATAGTATCGGTTCGATCCCGATAGGTTACCCCAAATGAAACTAGACAGTTCACTGCTGTCACAGGCCTGTGAGCCCGTGACATTTGAAAATGCTCGACGCAATCTTGATCTTGCTCATCAATTGCTGCGACTCATGCGGCGAGAAAATGGCATGGGTCTGGCTGCTAATCAAGTGGGCATTGATCAAAGAGTGTTTGTGATGGCCGTGGATTCAGTTTATCGTCACTGTTTCAATCCTGAAATTATCAGCAGCAGCGACCAACAGGTGGTCCTGCGTGAAGGTTGTTTGAGCTTTCCCGGTGAATTTTGTGAAATTGAGCGACCTGCCAGTGTGCAGGTGCGATACCAAGATGCCTGGGGCAAGGTACATGAAGAAACACTCACAGGCTGGCACAGTCGTTGTTTTCAACACGAACTTGATCACCTCAACGGTGTTACCATGTGGGATCTGATCACAAAGAATTAATAAACCTTACAGCGTCGGCCATGTGTGTGAAATAAAACATGCGCAGTCGTAGCCGTTTAGAATCATACACCAAGATAAATCCAGTATCGCAATCACTGATACTGAATTGCACTTCAAGACCGTCGGGCATACGGTTGCTATAGGTCTGCATCAGTTATTTACTTCGGAGTATGGTGTAGCCCGGCAACATACCTGGTTTGGGACCAGGCGTCCAAGGTTCAAATCCTTGTACTCCGACCAAGACATGCAACGGTGGCAGAGAGGCCCAATGCAAGGGACTGCAAATCCCTAAAACCGTCAGTTCGAATCTGACCCGTTGCTCCAATTTTAGGAAGCGCAAGCCAACTGGCGATGGCACCTGTCTTGAAAACAGTTGAGCGTTAACAGCGCCTTGAGGGTTCGACTCCGTCCGCTTCCGCCAAATTCCACTTGACAATATATCTAACTTAAAGTAAAATCTAGGTTATACAGTTTGTTAAGGAGACAGCTATGTCATTGAAAATCAAAGCAGCATTTTATACCTTCTTGAGTTTGGCAATACCGTTTGCCATTGGACTTGGATTGAGCCAATTGAGTTGGTGGGCAGTTCCGGCTCTGGGCATTGTTTTTTGTATTGCAGTAATGTATTCGCTGATTTTGACTCGTTTGAAATTTGATTCCGCAGTTGATGAAATGAGAGATCGCTACAAGTGATCACCCATAGTTGGAAACGTGGCTGAGTGGCCGAAGGCAGCGGTTTGCTAAACCGTCGATCATCTTAACAATGGTCCGTGGGTTCGAATCCCACCGTTTCCGCCAAATTTTTTTTTGGAGGTAGTCATGATACGTTTTATAAATTTATTTCCTATCGTTGCGATTGTCGCCATTGTGGTTAACCTAGTGCTCAGTGTGATGTCAGAAAACTGGGCCGCGGTCAACGCCTACATCATGGCACTGTGCGGCTGGATTGTTTTGGCATACGAAGGTGTGCTAGAATATCGTGCCATAAAATCAGCCGCTAAGTAATTGCATGATAGTCCCTGGCAAATTTTTATACAAAGACGAACTGGTAATCTGCAACAACGTGCTGCTAGTGCGCAGGTTTGACGGGCGTGAATATCTCAGTATTCACTATCCAGACAATCCAGCACAGTTTCTAGTGGCACGTGACGAGCTGACTCCAGTGGTAGAATAGCGCGGTTAACTCAGTTGGCCAGAGTGCCCTCCTTACAAGTGGGAAGTCGGGAGTTCGAATCTCTCACCGCGCACCAAACCGGCCCCGGTGGTGGAATGGTAGACACGCTGGTCTTAGAAACCAGTCTTCGGGTGCGAGTTCGAGTCTCGCCTGGGGCACCACTAACTTTCAAGGAAAAACAAACATGGCGTTCGAAACATGGTTGACCGAAGAAGATGTAACAAGACTATATCTAGTGGCTGTGGGCGAACTGCCTGACATACAGGCCACATCAGATGAATTGGAAGAATTTAACAAAGTGGTTTTACACTCAGCAATGATAAAGATGGGTGGCGAAGGTTACGACTCAGCCACTCTGCACTGAACTCGCCTTTGTTGACGGCGTACAATAGGACAAGTAGTCAACAACAGTTTAACGACAAACAATAAACTCTCGCAAGGGCAAAACTCTATTTGGCTCTTATTGCAATCTAGATAGACAGTTGCGTGGGTGTGAGGCCTACGACAGCGCACTGATTGCGTCCACACGCCTTGGGGATATCAGATTGTTTGTTGTATTTTTCAACGGTGTGTGGCGCAGCCTGGTAGCGCACTTGCATGGGGTGCAAGGGGTCGCAAGTTCGAATCTTGCTACACCGACCAAAACAAAGCCCTGGTGGTGGAATTGGTAGACACAGCAGACTCAAAATCTGCCGCTGCAAGGCGTGACGGTTCGAGTCCGTCCTGGGGCACCATGAGACAGAATCGAAAGCATGAGCAATGAAAAAACTTGATCTAGAAAAAGTCCGAGAATTTATTCAAGCTCAGACGCCTGACACCCGGATCTATCTTGGCTGTGACAGCGAATGTTTCCGTCAAGACGGTGAGTGGTACGCAGACTATGTGTTGGCCATTGTGGTACACATCAACGGCAACAACGGTTGCAAATTGTTTGGTGAAGTTCAACGCGAACGTATCTGGGATGCTAGATCTAATCGTCCCTCACTGAGACTCATGACCGAAGTTTACAAAGTCAGTGAGCTCTATCTTCGCTTGGCAGACGTTTTGCAAGATCGCCATGTTGAAGTGCACCTTGACATCAATCCTGACGAACAACACGGATCAAGTTGTGTGATCAGCCAGGCAGTGGGATATATAAAAGGCACTTGCAATGTGGTCCCATTTGTTAAACCACAGGCATTTGCTGCCAGCTATGCTGCTGATAGATTGAAAAATCTCAGAGTGGCTTAAACCAATATGGACATTATGGAAGACTTGATACTGACCAAAAAACAGATTGATAGGCTGTTTGTGATATCTGATCAGATGAAATATTTTGATGATTACACAGTGACCCTACACCATGATGGCACAGTGAGTGTGCGGTTTGAAATCCCAAAAGATTTTGACAGCAAACACAAATTTGTAGAAGAACATTTTCGATAACGGCGCGGTAGAGTAACGGTAATTCGTGAGTCTCATAAGCTCAAGATGGAGGTTCGATTCCTCCCTGCGCAACCAAACATGCGGGTGTAGCTCAGTTGGTAGAGCATTTGCCTTCCAAGCAAAATGTCGTCAGTTCGAACCTGATCACCCGCTCCAGTTTTTCGGCCCTTAGCTCAGCGGAAGAGTCCTGGTCTTCGAAACCAGTTGTCGGCAGTTCGAATCTGTCAGGGCCGGCCACTAAAGAAAATCATGACACAAAAATCATGATTGCATGGATGCAAACGCACTGCACAATGTGTCATAATCTAGCTACATATACTAGACAGTATATGTCATTTTTTAAAGGAGAATCAAAATGGCTTGGACTACTCCCGCAGCGCAAGATATGCGTTTTGGATTTGAAATCACTATGTACATTGCCAATCGCTGATTTTCAGCCTTGGTTTTGACAAAATCCACCCTATCAGGGTGGATTTTTCATCTATAATGCAGTGGACACAAATGGCACTGTTAAATACTGCATGAGCAATCAAGATCACAAATTCACGCACAGTAAACGACTGCATCATGATCAAGTGGCCATAGATCGACAGTTACACATCGCTCGTGATCACAGCATGCATCGCAACTACAAATGGAAAAGCATTGCAGAACCTCATCGCAATCACAAAATGAGTATCATGAATTGCGGTATACCACGATGTCCCATGTGTAGCAACCCTAGAAGAATTTGGAAACTGTTAACTGCACAAGAACAACGTCAGATGCAAGACCTTGATCAAGTGCGCAATCGACACAGCAACGGAAAACCCACTGATGAATCTATTTGATAAAATCCTCATAGCCAGTCGTCGCAGTAGAGAACTGGCCCGGGGCGATGCTCCCAAAATTCTCAGCGAAAACGGTCCGCTGATCACTGCTCTCAACGAAATTGATGCTGGCAAGATTGGCAAGGAATATCTCCGCCGTGATCCAGAATTTGTGACCAGAAAGCGATCATGGAAAAAAGATTAAAGATGTTTGAGGCAGTGTTGCGATTGCCTGACGGCAAAGAAAGCACTGCCAGGATCATGGCGGAAGATGCTTATCGCGCACACGAACTGTTGAAACAGCTACACGGTGCTAGGAACATACCCTATCTACCGCGAATGATACCACACTAAGGAAAAACATGCAAAATTTGAAACTATTAGACCAACACGACTACCGTGTGGCTGACATTTCGTTGGCTGAATGGGGTCGTCGTGAAATTGCCATAGCCGAACATGAAATGCCCGGTCTCATGGCCATTCGCGAACAGTATCGTGAAAGTCGGCCCTTGCAAGGTGCAAGAATTGCCGGCAGCCTGCACATGACTGTGCAAACTGCTGTGTTGATCGAAACCTTGATTGATCTTGGCGCTGAGGTGCGTTGGAGTTCGTGCAATATCTTCAGCACTCAAGATCATGCTGCTGCGGCCTTGGCTGCTAGAGGTATTCCGGTGTTTGCCTGGAAAGGTGAAACCGAACAAGAATATTGGTGGTGCATTGAGCAAACTCTGCACGGTGCCAATGGCTGGACTCCCAATCTCCTGCTGGATGATGGGCACGATCTCACAGGATATGTGCATGATCACTGGCCAGAACTGATTGCCAACATTCGCGGCGTCAGCGAAGAAACAACCACTGGCATTCACAAGCTGATTGAACGACAGCAAAACAAAACTTTATTGATTCCGGCCATCAACGTCAATGACAGTGTGACCAAGAGCAAGTTTGACAATCTATATGGTTGCCGGGAAAGCCTGGTGGATGCTATCAAACGTGCCACTGATGTCATGATTGCAGGCAAAGTGGCTGTGGTTGCAGGCTACGGCGATGTGGGCAAAGGATCAGCACAGAGTCTACGTGGCCTAGGTGCTCAGGTCTGGATCACAGAAATTGATCCCATCTGTGCCCTGCAAGCAGCCATGGAAGGCTACCGTGTGGTCACCATGGACTATGCGGCCGAACATGCAGACATCTTTGTCACTGCCACTGGCAACATCAATGTGATCACTCGCGAACACATGTCGCAGATGAAAACCAATGCCATTGTTTGCAACATTGGTCACTTTGACAGTGAAATTGACATTGCTGGTATTCAAGACTGGTCCTGGCAAGAAATCAAACCCTTGGTTGACCATGTAACCAGACCCGACGGCGGACAAATCATTGTGCTGGCCAAGGGACGTTTGGTCAATCTTGGTTGCGGTACAGGACATCCCAGTTTTGTGATGTCAAACAGTTTTGCCAATCAGGTCTTGGCACAGATTGAACTGTGGACCAATACAGCGGCATACCAGTCCGGTGAACTGTATCTGTTGCCCAAACACATTGACGAGCAAGTTGCACGACTGCATTTGGACCAAATTGGCGCTCAGCTCACTGCACTGACTCCAGCGCAGGCACAGTACATCGGTGTAGATCCACAAGGTCCCTACAAAGGTGCCAACTATCGTTACTGATATTGCAACACTGTTAGCAAAATCACAATGCCCGCTCTGGCGGGCATTTTCTTGACCAAAAAAGAGTTTGATGCTATACTATATACAATTAACACTGTGAGGTAACCATGACCAACCAATATGATCGTGAACTGGTGTTATTGAGCACCCGTTTGAACACTGTGCGGCATCTGCTGCGTGAACGTGCCTATAGCACATGGGCGTTGGACTACTGGAGAACAGTGGAACAACAGCTGGAACGTAGATGGATCATGTTGAGCCGTGGGGTTCGAGTGTACAGTACAAAACAAGAAGAGGAGCAACCATGGATGTTGTAGAAAGAGCTAGAGTTTTTGCCACCGCAGCCCATGCGGCTGTACGGCAACTGAGAAAATACACCGGAGAGCCCTACATCGTGCATCCGCGCGAAGTGGCTGGCTTGGTAGCAGCCGCACCCAACGCCACACCGGCCATGATAGCCGCGGCCTGGATGCATGACGTGCTGGAAGATACCGGTGTCACCGAAGCAGAAATGCGTGAGGAGTTTGGTGACGAAGTCACTGACCTTGTGGTATGGCTCACCGACGTCGAAACTGGTAATCGTGCTACTCGCAAGCGTCTGGCAGTGGAACGCATGAGCCGAGCTCCGGTGGAGGCTAAAACTGTGAAGTTGGCAGATCTTGTGAGCAATACCAGCACCATTGTCAAGTATGATCCCAATTTTGCTCCCACGTATCTGCGTGAGAAGCGAGACATGCTTGAAGTCTTGACCGATGGCGATGCTGTGCTGTTTGCACGAGCCAACGAAAATATTGGGGGGTAACATGGATCTACAATATGCTGTGATCGCGCTGCATGATATTGCACGTGAAATTGAAACACAAGTGGGACAAGGTCAGCTCAGCGAGGATGTAAGACGCTGTGCTGACCGACTACATGTCATAATCAACCCTATTGAAAGCAATCATGACAGAATTCGTGACCAGTGATCTACATTTTGGTCATGCAAACATACAGGCATTTTGTCCACGCACTCGAGGCCACTATCGTGACGTAGAACACATGAACCATGATCTAGTCGATCGTTGGAACAGATTGATCCGACCTCAGGACACAGTGTATGTCTTGGGCGATGTGTGTTTCATGCGACCAGAACCGGCTGTGGCCACTCTCCATTCGCTCAACGGCAAGAAAATCTTGATTCAAGGCAATCATGATCGCAAGCTTTTGAAAACAACAGTGTTTCGTGACTGCTTTGCCGAGGTGCACCACTATCTTGACATCACTCGCAATGGTTTGAAAATTGTGATGTTTCACTATCCCCTGGCAGAGTGGGATCAACAGTATCGCGGCAGTGTGCATTTTTATGGGCATCTGCATGGCAATGTCAGCGGCATCGAACACTATCGTGCCATAGATGTTGGTTTTGATGCCACGGGCAAAATTGCGTTATCTCTAGACGAGGCCATTGCTCGGGCCATGCAGGGTCGCATCAAGACTCATGCCACACCCAGTCCACAAATACCAGCCTGAAAGATCGCATGGAAGACTTAGTGTACCGTTTGCGCAAGCGAGCAGAAATACGTAGACAGATACCTTCACGTCGCAGTGTGCAAGAAGGACAGCCAGATCGCTTGGCCGACCTCCTAGATGAGGCTGCTGACGAAATCGAACGGTTGCAAAATCAGCAACAGTTGTTAGATCAGTAACTTTGTTGCTGATTCAGCAACATTTGACCAAAAAGAGCTCGTTGTGTATAATAGCGGTACAGTACATAACAAGGAGCCGACATGCAAGAAAAAGAACTTAACTATCGCGCAGCAGGTGGATTTGCACGGGGCGCGGCAATCAATGCTCGTATGCGTACTCTAGCCATGTGGAGCCACTATCCTTATCAAGCCAAGGTACAGGCAGAACGCATGGCAATGGGCCTGGAGTTTGTGTATTCGGCCAAAGAAATTTTTGTGAATCCGCGCAAGAACTTTATAGCAATCAAGGTCGAGCAAGGTCGTGTGAAAAATCGTCAGGAACTCGAACTGCTCGAACGTGAGTGGACCCAGCAAGGCATCACCAAGGTTGTGACTGATCAGGCCATTATCTATCGTATCAACCGAAGCTGATAGACAAAAAATACAAGAACGTCGTACAATATGTTGGTAGTCAACTCATTGGAGAAAGCAAAACATGTCAGAAACTAGAACAGTAACATCCGCGCAGGCACGTAAGAGCATCCTACGTGCGTTTCGAGTCAAGCGTCCGTTGTTCCTGTGGGGACCTCCCGGCATCGGCAAGAGCGAGCTGGTTGAAGGCATCACACAAGAACTGGGCGGCTACATGATTGACCTGCGTCTGGGTCAGATGGAGCCCACTGACATTCGCGGCATTCCGTTTTACAACAAAGAGCTTGGCAAGATGGACTGGGCCGCGCCCATTGACTTGCCAGACGAAGAACTCGCTAGCCAGTACCCCATGGTGGTTTTGTTCATGGACGAGATGAACTCAGCAGCACCGTCAGTGCAGGCGGCAGCATATCAGCTGATTCTCAACCGACGCATTGGCAAATATCGTTTGCCTGACAATGTTGTCATGGTGGCAGCTGGCAATCGCGAGAGCGACAAGGGCGTGACCTATCGTATGCCCACTCCGTTGGCGAATCGCTTTATTCACCAGGAGATGAAGGTAGACTTTGCGTCGTGGCAGGAATGGGCAGTTACCAACGCCATCCACAAAGACGTTGTTGGTTATCTGACCTTTGCCAAGCAAGACCTCTACGACTTTGATGCCAAGAGCTCAAGTCGCAGTTTTGCTACACCGCGTACCTGGACCTTTGTGAGTCAACTGTTAGAGGAAGACGAGGACACCGACACCCTGACCAATCTCATTGCAGGCACTGTGGGCGAAGGTCTAGCTGTGAAGTTCATGCAGCATCGCAAGGTGGCAGCTCGTATGCCGCGTCCTGAGGACATCCTCAGCGGCAAAGTCAAAGATCTGGACATCAAAGAAGTTTCAGCCATGTACTCGTTGGTGATTTCCATGTGCTACGAGCTCAAGGCGGCAGTGGAGAACAAGGTTGATGACAAACAGTTTCATGACATGGCCGATAACTTCCTGGGCTATATGATGAAGAACTTTGAGACAGAACTCACTGTGATGGGGGCTCGTATTGCGCTGACAACATACAACCTCCCGTTCTTGCCCACCAAGCTCAAGAACTTCAACGAGTTCCACCAGCGTTTTGGCAAGTACATCCTGCAGGCAGCTGCCAACTAACCAACCAGGGACTGCTTCGGCAGTCCCTTTTTTTGCCATGCACTATCGAGTGATTCACACCGATCGACGCCACAACTGGCATCGGCACTTTAGATACATCATTGAATTTGTGCCCAACTATCCCGGCAGTGGTGTCTTGGATTTTGATCGCGCCCTTAAGTGGTTCAATCGTACCTGGGGATGGAGCACCGACGTAGACTTGGCCATGCGGGTAAAGGAAAGTGCCGACATGATAGAACTGGGTCAACAGATCAATCCACACTGGGCCTACAGTGGACAATATCGCAAGTATCGCATCTATGTTCAAGGCGACCAAGAGCTTGCAATGTTTCAGTTGGTGCACAGTGGTACCTAGGTGCACACCATCAAAAACAATCTGTTGATCATGCATCGCCCGGCCGACTGGGTGGTGCTACAGCACAGGTTGATTCAAGACTACGGCGACAGTATTTCAATCAGCTGGGTATGTCGTCGCAAGCTAGGATTCACTGTTCGCAAACACGAAGCCTGGATTCACGTACAGGGAGGGGCTTATCGTAGAGAACCACAGATTCACCTTGATTTTTTTGACAGCACAGCCCTGAGCTGGTTTGTGCTACGATATCTGTGATGTTGCAAAAAAGCAACACTGTAGACCCTGTGTTTTCAATGGTTTTGCGCCTGAATTCGTCGGTTGACCTAAATTCGCCATGGCTGTATAATATGGGTATAGTGAATAACAAGGAGCATACGAAATGAGAACAGCATTTGAAGGTCTTACTACCAAAGAAATCCGCGAAGTTCGCATGTACGGTTGCACTGAAGCGCAAATGCGCCAAGCAGTTGAGTCCAGCAGCACTTTCAAGTTCAGCGGTCCTGCAATGGTTGCAGCTGGCATGATGTCGGATGCACAAGAAATGATGGCTTTCGAACAGCCGGACTTCAATATTATTGAAGATCAGCGTCAACTATTGAACCGTGCTAAATTTGTGCTATTCACTTATGTCATGGACAAGGAGTAATACATTGGAAGACCAAACTTTGCTTGATTGCCTGTACGAAGAACTTGCTAGCCTTGACGAGCAGGCCGGTTGCTTTGATGAAGTAACTAACCGTTTCATTGATGATCAGCGTCGTAAACTTATGACCCAAATTCTTGAATTGGAGACTGCCAATGTTTAATCAAACTGTAAATTTCCGCACTCAAACCAATGGCCGCGGCTACTGGAGTTCTACTGCCAAGTTGGTAACCGTCAACCGTGTTCGTCTTGCTTACCTTGATGACGACGGCGAGTTTGGTGAACTTCGTGCCTACTTTGATCCCAAAGAGTGGAACGTTGACAACGACGGCTTAATTTATACCGACCAGGCTTGGATGTCAAATTTCCGTGAATGGATGAATACCTTGGGCTTCAGCGATGCAGCCCTTGACGATATTGATTATAGCGAGCAGGGCATGCAGGGCGACAACTATGTGAGCATGGATGTTGGCAGTGACTTCATCCGCGAGTGTGATGCACTGTATCGCTTTACGATCAATGGTCAGGCAGTGTCTGCTTGACTTTGCTGTAAATTCGCAGGTGTGCTATAATTACAAAAACGTTGAAAGGACACTATGACTGCCCAAACTACTGCAAACAAAAAAGAATCTGACAAGTTCAAGGACCTTATTGGTCCCATGGACAGTGCGCTAGACCGTGTTGTGCGAGAGAAATTGATCACTGCTCGTGTGGGTCTCTTGCTGCGGGCAAGCTTTTTTGGCAACCTAGCCACGCGATTGAAACTGGTCAATGCTGACGAATGGTGCGGTACCGCAGCCACTGACGGCAGAAACTTTTACTACAACAGTCGTTTCGTAAACATGCTCAAGCCCAAAGAAATTGAATTCCTGTTTGGGCACGAAGTGTTGCACTGTGTGTATGACCATTTTGGTCGTCGCAGCGAGCGTGATCCCATGCTGTGGAACATTGCCAATGACTTTGCGGTGAACTCTGACCTCCGCAAACACGGCGTGGGCGAATTCATAACCACAGTGCCTTGCTTGTTTGATCGCAAGTACGACGGCATGAGTTCAGAAGAGATCTATGATGATCTCTACGAGAACGCAGAAAAGATCGACATCAGCCAGTTGATTGATCGCATGATTGACGAGCACATGGATGGCGACGAAGAAGGTGAAGGCAACGGCAATGGCACCGAAGGCGATGGCAAAGGCCGTCCCCGACTCAGTGCAGAAGAACGTGCCAAGATCCGTGATGAGATCAAAGAAGCCATGCTGGCGGCAGCACAGACAGCAGACGGTGCCGGCAATATTCCAGCCGGTGTGCGTAGACTGATTCAACAGCTCACAGAGCCCAAGATGAACTGGCGAGAGCTGTTACGCCAGCAGCTGGAGAGTACCATCAAGTCAGACTTTACCTGGATGCGAGCAAGTCGTCGAGGCTGGCACATGGATGCTGTGATGCCGGGCATGAAGCTGGATCCCATGATTGACATTTGTGTGGCCATTGATGCATCAGGCTCCATGGACGATGACATGCTCAAAGACATCCTGGGCGAAGTTCAAGGCATTATGGACACATTCCCGGCATTTCGAATTCATGTCATGAGCTTTGACACTGAAGTGTACAATCCACAACAGTACAACTCAGAGAATCTTGACAGCATCACCAGCTATGAAATACAGGGTGGTGGCGGCACTGACTTCAGTTGTGTGTTTGACTATCTCAAAGCCGAAGAAATTGAGCCCAAGCGACTGGTGATGTTCACAGATGGCTACTGCGATCGGTGGGGCGATCCTGACTACTGCGACACAGTGTGGGTGATTCACAGCAACCCACATCTGGACTCTGTGCCGTTTGGTACTTTTGCGCACTATGAAGAGCAAGACTAATCTACGTTTTTCACCTGGACGGCGGGATGGCAGCATGTACTACACAGTGCTGGTGCTATCTCAGCCATTTTACGGCGACAATCCTGAGTGGGACAACATGATGTCCTGGTGTGTTGAAAACTTCGGCCCGACTTCGCATGTCACTGTGGGCGAACCTGCTCAGCGTTGGTATGTAAACAACACTCGCTTTTGGTTTCGTGATCAACAGGATTTTGAGTGGTTCTCTTTGAAGTGGCTATAGTCAATCTTGCCAATTTGCTCCTCAATGCTGCAAAAAAGAATTTGCAGCATTTTTTTTGACTTAAATATCTGCATGGACAATACACAACTCACCATTGCCGACATGGCATCACTCAAGACACTGATCGAAGCTGCCTGCACTCGTGGTGCTTTCCGCGCTCAGGAAATGAGCACAGTGGGACCAATCTATGACAAACTGACTCGATTTATCGAGTACACTTCAGCACAAGTTGCTGGCAAGGCACCAAGAGGAGAAGAAAATGCTTAAACATATCGGACGCCACGGAGACAGAAAAGTGGCATTGCTGTGGCGTGAAGTCCCAGGCGAAGACCACATGTGTCTAGTGGTTTACCCAGAAACATTGCCCACACATATTCACAACAGTATCATGGCCACACTGGAGAGCCCGCCCGGTCAGGCTGCTACCACCTTGGCCGAAGTTTTACACAGAAATTATTTGCCAGACGGTAGAGTACAACTCACTGCCCTGCATCAAGAAGGCATGATCAAAAAGATACCTACCAACCAGGTCATAGTCACGCCCAACGCTCAAAGTTCTGTAAAGCTTGACGAGCTAAATCGCATCCTCAAGGAAATGGAAACTGGTGAAGCTGCACGTCAGCGCATGCAGGCCATCGACGAGGCCACAGGCATTGTGGATCCTGCGGTGAAGCGCAAGGCCGAAGCTGAATTCAAGCGTCAACAAGAACGTGGGACACCACCTCCGGTGCCCAACATCGCAGCCGGTCCCAACGGTGCATTGGATGATCAGAGTCTGGCCATGAACATGCTGGCACAGGCCAAACGCATGGAATCTGAAGCAGAAGGCATGATAAAAGAAGCAGCTCGCATGAAAAAAGACGCAGAACGCATGTACCCTGGTGTAGTGCCTGGCACATCCGAGGCTCAAGCCAAACCAGTGGCCACCAAAACCACTCGCGGTCGTCCCAAAAAAGCGGTGGCTGAAAATGCCGCTGAATGAAAATTTCATTGCGATGTGGGAACACATCATTGAAGAAGTCAACAAAACTGATGTGCCACTGGAATGTATCAAAAAAATGGTGATCAAACTGCATGGCAAAAAACAGCGCACATTGAATCTTGATGTGTTGCGTAAACAGGGCCTGGACAATGAACAATTGGAGGCTGTTGTAAACAAAACATTTCATGAACTCAATGACGAAATACGCGATGTTGAGTTTGTGGTTGATGTCAATGCCGTGGCACAACTGGTGCAGCCAGAAACTGATCGATTGTTGAACGGTCTTTGAAACAGGGTGCATAGCACCCTTTTTTATTGACCACAGTCAATATCTGTGTTACAATAATCCTATGCAAGTACGTTTACTATCTTATAGCCAACCCACATCAGAGTTTGCGGCGCAAGGCATTGCTGATGCGCAGGAACTCATTGCCTACTGCGCAAGAGTCAGCAATCCCAGCAATCAGCTCAATACAGAGACATCCCAACGTCTGATCCGATACCTGATCAAACATCAACATTGGTCGCCCTTGGAGATGGTGAGTGCATGTCTGGAGATCACTACCACTCGAGACATTGCTAGACAAATTCTACGACATCGCAGTTTCAGTTTTCAAGAATTCAGTCAACGCTATGCGGATCCCACACAGGATCTTGATTTTGTCACACGCGAAGCTCGACTACAAGACACTGCCAATAGACAAAACAGTATAGAACTAGACCTTGCCCATGACCTTGATGCTAGAGAACTCAATCGCGAATGGTATCAGCGTCAGTTGGATGTGATCAAGGCAGCACGTGAAACCTATACCTGGGCTGTAAACAACGGCATTGCCAAAGAGCAGGCTCGTGCAGTGCTGCCCGAAGGACTCATGAGCAGTCGTTTGTACATGAATGGCACTCTACGTAGCTGGATACATTTCATAGAACTGCGCAGTGGCAATGGCACCCAACGCGAACATCAGCAAGTGGCTGTGGCCTGTGCCAATGTCATTGCAGCAATTTTTCCCATGGCTGTTGAGTTGACTTCGGCCTAACATGCCACGAGTCAAGGTCCATGAATTCAATCTGGGCGATGTTGAGGATCCAGATTTGTATGTAGCAGCACCAATTATGGAATGGCAAAACACCGAAGTGGGTCAATGGGTCATGCAACATTCCAGTGACACTGTGTTTCAGCGCCACAACAATCCCTTGGTTTGGGGTTACACCTACAGTATTGTTGCGGATTTGTCTGATCAAGACGCTGTGTTCTTTGCATTAAAATGGCAATAATTGTTAGAATAGGATCAAGCATGAAATTTTTAGTTACTGGTGGTTACGGTTTGATTGGACACAATGTTGTTCAGCGTCTCAAACAGCAAGATTATGAAGTCAAGATCATTGACAACATGACCAATTATGGTATCATTCCACAGAGCGAACTCAACTACCTAATGAGTGAGCGCATGAAGAAACTCAATCACCACGAGTTTTTCCGCGCCAGTATTGAAGAAGGCAATGTGGTTGACTACATCATGGAAAAAACACAGCCAGAAGTTGTGATTCACTGTGCCAGTTTCCCAAGACAAAAAGTCGTCAACGCTAATCCTGCACACGGTGCTCAGGTCATGATGGAAGGCTTGATCAATCTCCTGGAGGCTGCAAAGAAACACAAGGTGCAACGTTTTGTGTACATCAGTTCCAGCATGGTGTATGGAGACTTTGAAGATCAAGTGTTAGAGGATGACGAATGTAATCCACAGGGACAGTACGGTGTCATGAAACTGGCTGGCGAATGGCTGGTGAAAGACTATGCGCGGCGCACTGGTATGGAATATGTTATCATAAGACCCAGTGCTGTGTATGGTCCTCTAGATGTGGAAGACCGTGTGGTTGCCAAGTTCATGCTGGCAGCCATGCGTGGCGATGTACTCAAGGTAAACGGTGCTCAAGAAACCCTGGACTTCACCTACGTTGACGATGCAGCTGACGGCATTGTGGCTGCTGCTACATTGATCATGGCTCGCAACAACACCTACAACATCACCAAGAGTCACAGTGTGAGTCTGTTACAGGCAGCAGAAATGATTGTTGACATGGTAGGCTCTGGCACAGTGGAAGTGCGTGACAAAGATGCAGACTTCCCCAGCCGTGGTGCTCTCAACATTGATCGAGCCCGGCGTATCCTGTTTTATGATCCCAAGGTAGACGTTGAGGAAGGTTTCCAACGCTACTATGATTGGCTCAAGGACAGTCCTTATTGGAACAAACATGCAAATACCCTTCACCAATCTACATCAGCAGTATCTTGATTGTCAGCCAGAAATAGATCAGGCCATTGCTGACACAATTGCTAGCACCAGTTTTATCACTGGTCCTGATGTCACACGATTTGAAACTGCCTTTGCTGACTATGTGGGAGCCGAAGACTGTGCTGCCACTGGCTCTGGTACCACTGCTCTAATTTGTGCTCTGCGAGCCTTGGGCATTGGCCCTGGCGACAAGGTATTGACCACTCCGCACACTTTTGTTGCTACCACAGAAGCCATTGTGGTGGCAGGTGCTGAACCTGTGTTTGTTGACATTGATCCAGACACACATCTAATAGATCTAGATGATCTCGAACGCAAGATAACTCTAGAATGTCGTGCGGTGTTGTTTGTAGACATCTATGGGCAATGCCCCGATCTTGTGAGGCTCAACGATATCTGTACTCGTCATGACTTGGCCATGATTGAAGATGCTGCGCACAGCATTGGCAACACATTCAATGGTAGGCCCGTGGGTAGTATTGCTGATATTACTTGTTTCAGTTTTAATCCTGTAAAAAATCTAGGTGCAATGGGCGATGCAGGCTGCTGCACTGGCAGTCGTCGACACATGGAACAGGTGAGAAAATTTAGAGATCACGGACGCACCGGACGCTATGACATTGTGGACATTGGTTACAATGCCAGAATTGACAACCTGCAGAGCAACATTGTGTTGGCCAAACTACCACAATTGTCTGCATGGTTGGAACGCAAGCGCACCATATGTGCCTACTACGACCACAGGTTCAATGACGTGGTTAAAACTGTGCGTCGTGAATCAGGCAACAGTCACAGCTATTATGTGTATGTGATACAGACCGAACAGCGTGATCAGCTGCGAGCTTTTCTGGAAAGTCGCGGTATTGGTACCAACATTCACTATGCAACTACCACGCACTTGCAGCCGGCCTATCAACGCTGGAGCACACCGTGTCCGGTGGCCGAACGCACTGTGCAAGAAATTTTGAGTCTGCCGTGTTGGTACAGCATGAGTGATGACCAAGTTGACTGTGTGGCTGACACCGTTGTGGAGTTCTTTGCATGAACATGTGGCTGGTAGGTGCTGGATATTGGGGCTCGCGCCTGGCACAAGATCTTGAGTTGCTGGGTGTGACACCGCGCATCATTGACATCAAGAACGATCAAAGCATTGACGATATTGATACTCTAGATCCTGTGATGCTGGCCACTCCACTGTGGGAACACCACTCACAGGTGTGTGAGTTACTGCAACGTGGGCACGATGTGTACGTGGAAAAGCCCATGGCAGAAACTCATGACCAAATCTGCCAAATCAAAAAATGTCTTGGTGCGGATCAACTGCTGATGGTGGGACATTTGTTCATACATCATCCGCAAATGGATGAAATCAAATCCTTGATTGCCACCAACGAAATTGGAGACCTACAACATATCAGCAGTCGCAGATTGAACTGGGGCATCTATCAAACCAAGACAGATCCTGTGTTGAGCTTGGCAGTGCATGACATCAGTATTGTCATGGAATTCCTTGATCAGCCCATACACTGTGTGCAAGTCAACTCCTGGAATTACAGCAACAATTCTCAAGCTGATCGCGTGTGGTTTTCAGGCAAGGCCGGTATCACATTTGATGTTGATGTGAGTTGGGCATGGCCTGTGCGAACAAGACAAACTGTGTTTGTTGGAACATCAGGACAAATTGTTTGGGACCAAGATGCCAACACTGTGACTGTGTACAAAAACACCGTGCAAAATTCACGTGCGGTGGCCGATCCTGCACCTAGAGTGATTGCATACAGTTATGAGCTCACTCCTTTGCAGGTAGAACTGCGGCACTGGTTGGATTGTTTGCGCACACGTCAACAGCCTCGCACCGGCATCGCTGCTGCCGAAGCAGTGGCCAACTTAGTTGACCAGATCAAGACTTTAATCTAGTTCACCGTAACGGCTGCGGAAACGATCTCTCAGCCATTCCCACCTAAAGCTTTGTTTTAACAGTGCAAGACTGCCTTGGCATTGATTGAAAAATTCAACACCGTCGGCGGCACCACGCAACACCCACTCATTGTTTCTACCTTGTGCCTGCGATAACCATGTGCTGAGTCTATAGGCACCATCCACAGTGGGCGATTGGGATTCAAAATAACTCAGTTTGGCAGTTTCTCTAAATGCAGTGCGCCAGGCATGATAGGGAGTAGTGGCAAAGTCTGCGTGACAACTCAGTATGGGCACAGACTCATGTGGAAAACTCAAGGTGTAATCTAGACCAAACTCACCCTGCTGATTGATTTCACGCACACCTTGACAGTTGTACATTACCATACCCATGTGTCCATACACAAGATCATTTGTGACATTGTGACAATCAAAGATGTAATGTTTGGGCTGTTGTAGATAGTCAGGCACAAAGTCAAAATCAAAACTGGGCTCTAGTTGAGTCTTGGCAAACACAGCGTAGAACCAAGGTGTGGTACTGACATCAGCAGCAGCTTCAAGCGCCAGTTCCATGCCAGCAACACCATGCACACGCCGAGCTCGGGCGCATCTTTGCTGTAACAACTGCCAGTTGGCATCGGCTTCAGGTTCATCGTAACTGATGAACACCACATCTTGCAATTGAGCTGGCATCCAGTTCTGCCGCGATCTATCTATGTTGGCGTAATCATAAAGTTGTTGACGTATATCTACCTGAGCCTGTCTAGGAACGATAACTGTGTTGCCAGCACGATCCAAAGGTATCATGGCTCTGGTTTCACTGCGCCATAAATTCACAGCAGGCAGCGAGTCAGGCACAGTGTTTGTGCAAAACACTGCGAGTGGTCCTGACCAAGCAGCGGTTCGCACTGGCACAACATGACTGTCTTGATTGTGTTTTATGCATGGCAAAGGTCTACGCGGCACTGATTGATCAACAAAATTAACTGAATACCATTCCAGCAATTCGCTGCGTTCGGCCATGCCAGCAAAGCTGGGCACATGCATGAAAAATGTATCGCCAAACTTTTGATCATCGCTGGCAAACACATGCAACATTGTGCTCTGCCATTGCTCAGGGTGCCAGGTAAAATCAAAATTGGTGTAATCACACACCGTGCTGATGATCCAGGCATATTCGTGTTCGCCCACAAGAGTTTTTGCAATGCGAATCAAGGTGTCGCGATAGTTGTCAAAAAATCTTGCACGTCTATCAGCTACACCCGATGTATTTCCATCCAGATGATCAATTTCAACTGTGACCGTGGCCACGGCTGTGCTTTTGACCTGCAGCTGATCAAGGTACTTTACTTTGGTGGCACCGGGCACTGTGTACACTGGTCCTCCAGTGCGTTGATGTTGTGTGGCAAATTGATAAATGTAGGGCGGTGCTCCTGGATCAGGTACCCATGAAAAATCTAATTCTGCTGTGTCCACTGTGTCAGGCACTGTCCAATGTGTAAGATCTGGTACCAGTGTGGCACGTGGATAAGACATATACTTGCGATCAGTGGCACCGTCAACATGATATTCCACTGTGGGCATTTTTTCAGCACTCCACCATTGATTGCCAAACACATATATCAAGGGCGGATCGCCTGGATCAGGTAACCAACTGTAGTCCCATTCACAGTGCTCTAGAGTTTTCCAATGACGGCTGTGCCACTGTGGCAATTGGGCCACAGGATACGGCATGTATTTTTTCTCTGTGGCACCGGGTGTGTGATATTCAACTGTGGACATGCGATTGGCTGGGTACCACTGATTGCCAAACACGTAGATATAGGGCGGATCCATGGGATGCGGTTTCCAGGTGTAATCAAACTCTGCTGCGGGGTGAGTTTTAAAATTACACTGATCCGGTCTTAAGGGTATCACACGGTCATGAAAACGATATTCAATGTCTGTTGCTGTGGCAGGAACCAAGAATGTTCCTGAATACTGGTGCCATTGACTGGGCCACGCATGCACATAGTGTTGTTCCCAAGACACTGGTTCCCAAAGAAAATCAAAGTCACTGTAATCCAATAAGTAATCTACCCACCAGAAATATCTAGTGCGTGTCAAAGACTGGGCGTGAGCAATTGATTCTGCTGGACGTTCGTGTGCAAAAAGATTTGGTTTTGTTCTGTTGTAAAATACGTCAAACATGATAAGAGTAGATGAAATCTATAATAACACAATGTGGCCTTGGTTGCAACAAAATAGGCCGGGTGTGCGATTGTTTTTTTGTGACCCGCCAGGGCGCACTGATCCCGACAGTCTTGGCAATCATGGAACTCTTGTCATGCGAGAAACCAATTTTGTTTTTCTTCACGATCAAGAACCAATTCATTTAGATCTACACAAACCCTTGTTTGATGAAGTTGCTTGGCGCAATAGAGATTTAAAATACATCATGCATCCTCGCGGACAGTTTGCAGTGGCCAATCATGATGGAGCAGTGATAACAAGCGAACTAGGTGAAAACATGGAGGCTCTTTGCAGTATGTATGACTGGCAGGGGCACTATTATTTCTATCATGGCTGGGCCTGTCTTGACTGGTTCCGTGGATATGATCGTAGTTTCTTGATACCAAGAGCCAGAGATAGACAACCCAGCCGCACATTCATGAGCCCAAATCGTATCATAGGTGGACGTAGAGATCACAGAGTTTTGTTTTTGTACAAGGTGTATCGCCTGGGCCTAGCACACAATCACATCAGTGCGCCAAGACAGTGTCCACAAGAACAGGTTGACATACTAGAAGTTGCCAAAAGGTATAGTGCATACTATCCTGACATTGTGGAAGTTTTACAACAGGCAGATTTACCACGCATATTTGCTGGCGAGGCCACACAAGAAATGACTTCGTGTTGGTTGACCAACTTTGTCGAGGCTGCAGACAGCTTGATCTATGTGCCTACAGAAACTGTGTATTTTGGCCGCAGATTACACATCACAGAAAAAACTTTCAAGGCCATAGCACTGGAAATGCCTTTTGTGTTGATGGCTCCTGCTGGTAGTCTAGAATACATGCGTCGTTACGGATTCAAAACTTTTGATTCAATTTGGGATGAAAGTTATGATCTTGAAACCAACGATTTTGAGCGACTGAACAAAGTGTCTGATCTCCTAAAGTCAATAGATGACATGAGTCAGCACGAGCGACAACAGTTATGGCAACACTGTTTGCCTATTGTTGAACACAACTATAATCATTTTTACAAGGGCGGTTTGGCTGACATACTGTGGCCAGAACTCGTCAACATGTTGAATGGCATTTAACATTGTTTGTGATAAGATTGTAAAAAACCGGCCTTATCCAGCCATGGCAGTTCATCAGGCAAGACCACTCACCCAAGCCTGGCGACAGTTTGTACAGCATTGGCCACACACTGTACCGCTTGACCTCTACACTTACTGTGAATCACATCATTACCAGATGCATCTGTTTGATCTTGAATCATCGTGGCCAGAACATAGTTGGTATGCTGTGGCACTGGGCTGGTTTGACTTTGGCATTGATTATTTTGCAATACTGCCAGCTGTGGTAAAACAAGCAGTGCTGGATAAACGTTTACGCATACTGTTCTTCTATCACGAAGGTGACAATCCTGCCAACATTAAATCTAGATTAGACCTATTGGCCAACATGCATCACATGCCTGACCAGTGTTATAGATTTGTCAGCGCAAACACAGCGGCTTCAAACTTGGAAAACTTTGTTTATTTTCCACATCATGAATTGTTGTTTGCGGAAAGAAACCAACATCATGAACCCTTGCCTGTGATCACAGGCCCGCGTCGCTGGAAATTCACTGCACTGAATCGCACTCACAAATGGTGGCGTGCCACCATAATGGCAGACCTGCATGCTCGGCACATACTGGATCAAAGTTATTGGAGTTATGGTGCTGTAGATACTCTACAGGAATCACGCATGGACAATCCGCTACAAGAAGATGTGCTACACATAAGATCACAAGTGGATCAATTTGTGCAACATGCACCATATTTCTGCGATGACATGAGCACTGATCAGCACAACGATCACTCGGTAGTGTCTGCATCTGCGTTTCAAGACAGTTACATTCACATTGTGTTAGAAACACACTTTGATGCTGATCAAAGTCAGGGCACTTTTATCACAGAAAAAACTTTCAAGCCCATAAAACACGGACAACCTTTTGTGATTGCGGGCCCGGCAGGATCTGTGCAAGAACTTCGTAGGTTGGGATATTACACCTTTGACTCAGTGATTGATCACAGCTACGACACAGTGCAAGACAACACTCAGCGTTGGTTGATGTTACGCGAAGAAATTGTGAGACTGTGCAGTGCAGATCTTGAATCAATATTTGCTCAGTGCATAGACCAGTGCATATATAATCAGACTCTGTTTGTGCGCAATCGCAATGACAGATTACAACAGTTGGACGATCAAATCAATGACCGCAATTAATTCTTATACATCTTGGCAGCCTCTGGAAGAAGTCATTGTGGGTCGTGCATACTCACCTGACTATTTTGACTTCATTGAAAACAGTCAGGTTAGAAATCAACTACAACAAATCTTACATGAAACCGAACAAGATCTCGCTAATCTGGCGCGGACTATTGAAACATATGGTGCGCGGGTACGTAGACCAAACCTGCCCAACAGGGAACAATTCATCCGCGAACAAATTCACGGCCATGGTGCACCACTACCGCCACTCACACCCAGAGATTGGCAAATCACACTAGGTGACAAGTTGTTGCGAGTGTTGCCCATGACAGAACTGGATGACATCTGCAGGGAATACGAACAACAGCAGCCAGGTTCAGTGGTCAATCCACACGGATCAAGCTGGGATCCAGACTGTGTTCTCAACGGAGCCAGTGCCAGCTGCATAGTGCGTGTGGGCCGCGATGTGTTTTTTGACAACAGTGACTTCTTGCAACCCCAACAAAGTCGTTGGATCATTGACAATGTGTTGGGCCCTGAGTATCGCGTGCATGAAGCTGTGACAGATGGTCACGGTGATGCTGTGTTTGCCATACTCAAGCCCGGTGTTATTCTTTCCAGCAAACACGATGTGAACTTGAACTTTGAACGTGACTTCCCTGGCTGGGAAGTTTGCAAAATCTGGGATAGTTCAATCTGGGCCGCCATGGAAGTTGGCAAATTCAAATACGAGCAAAGCCCTGGTGCCTGGTATGTGCAAGACCAAACTCCCACACCTGAGTTCACAGACTTTGTAAATACCTATCTAACCAAGTGGACTGGATTTGTTGCTGAGACTGTGTTTGATGTTAACTGTCTGGTACTGGACGAATCACATGTGATCTTCTCAGCATACAATCGTCAGGTGTTTGATTTTTGTAGACAGCATCAAATTGAACCCATCATATGTGAACTACGACACAGTTACTTCTGGGACGGCGGCATAAGTTGCTGTACACAAGACATACGCCGCCGGGGCGGTTTAGAAACCTATCTATAGATCTCTGTCAATCACATGATTGTGCATGATATCTTCCACAGTGCGTTTGCGAACATGTTTGTTGGGTTCGCCTAGCACAACAATAATATACTCCTGACTGTTGGTTTTGGCCAACATGGCCACACAGTAACCAGCCGCTGAGGTGAAGCCGGTTTTGCTGACTTCAATTATGTCAAACTCCATGAGAATTTTTTGATTGGTATTCTGCAACAGAATCTTGCGCACTCGTTTTTTGTGCTTGGCTTCAATCATCATTTGCTTTTGATGACTGAGCTGGCGAATCACAGTGTAACGCCCTGCGGCTGCTACTATGCGTCCAACTTCTTCTGCGGTGCTGACATTGCCGTGGCTGAGTCCGCTGGGATCATTGAAGTTGGTAAACACCAATCCTAGATCCCGAGCTTTGCGATTCATGGCTGCCATGAATGCGGTACGACCTCCCGGATAATCAGCTGCAATGGCTTCGGCTGCACTGTTGTCACTGCGGATCAACATAGCAGCCATCATGTCTTTGCGACTGGTCCATTTTGTTTTGCGGCCATTCGCCATGGGCACACGAGCATAGATATTGCTGTTGTAATCAAGACTGACCATGGCAGTCATCAACTTGCTGATGCTGGCAATGGGTCTAGTGACACCTGATGATTCAGCCACAATGATTTGCTGTGTGCTGGTGTTTTGAACCCAAAGAGAAACGTCACGGCAAAGGCCAGGCACTGCTGCCACAAGCAGCAGTATAAAAATAATTTTCTTCATGACAGAACCGGTATGTTGTAGAGTTGTTGAAAGCGATCTGCGTCGCTGCGATTGTTGACCATGGGTTCTCCTTTGATGTTCAGACTAGTATTTAACAACATAGGACAACCAGTAAGCACGTACCATTTTTCTAGCAGTTCTCGTATGCCCGAACCATCTTTAGGTACAGTCTGTACTCGGCTGGTGCCATCAACATGACATACAGCAGGATACAGATCAGGCCGCCGACAGCGAGCGACTGACTGCATGTAACGGCTATGGCTCCAGCCAGGGCTGAAATCAAAATACTGATCAGCCATTTCTTCAAGAACCACTGGAGCGAAGGGTCTGAATTTTTGTCTACGTTTGATTGCATTTACACGATCCTTGATATCTGGACCTCGGGGATCTGCCAAGAGACTGCGGTTCCCCAGAGCACGTGGACCAAACTCAGCACGGCCAGAAGCAACACCAACAATATCACCAACCACAAGGTGATCAAGTAAGGGTCCAACCGGATACGGTCCTGAAATATCGTGACCAAGATAAGCATTGCGCCAATTAAGGCGACGCCCATATTGAAGTGCGGCAGCACCAAGGCTGCTACCAGCATCACCAGGATTAGGCATAATCCAAATGTTTTCAAAATATTCTCCTAGGTTTCTATTGGCAAGACAGTTTAATGCCACGCCACCCATGTATACAAGATTTGTGCTGAAGTCAAAAGACTGAGCTCGCTTCATGATCTGTGCTATCAGACGTTCTAACAGTGTTTGGGCCGACGCTGCGGTGTCAAAGCGATCAAGTGAAATGTTTTCCCAGTTGGACAATCCAACATGCAAATTTTCGCGGAAAGTACAATTTTCCATGCTGTCTATCAACAATCTCTGTAGACTGCTGGCATAATATTGTTTGCCATAAGCTGCCATGCCCATGGTGATGTATTCGTCCTCGTTGGGTTTGAGTCCCACACTCTTGGTCATTGCACTATAGAACAATCCTAGACTGTGTGGATAACGTTGACTCCACAGTCGCTGATATTGTGCATGTCCTCTGCTGTCGTATTCTGCGCCCCAGACTGTAATAGTATCCCATTCACCAATAGCGTCAACAACTACCACTGTGGCACGATCATAAGGACTGGTCTGAAACCCTGCTGCTGCGTGACTGAGATGATGACAGTGTGTGCTGTAACTTGTGCTAGATATGCGTGATCCCAGTTGTTCAGCCAAAATCTTTTTGGTTTGCAGTCGCTTCCATTCAATGCCTTCACCACTGTAGAATCTACGCAGTTGTTTTTTCCAGGGAGTTTCGTAATAGGCCACATGATCTATGACACAGTGATTCATGACATCATTTAACAATGCATCACAGATGTTGGCGTCATTTTTTATGCCCGAGTATCGTTCGCTGTGAGCAGCAAACACAATGTCTCCGTGACGGTTTACCACTGCGGCAGCAGCGTCATGAAAACCGGCACTGATACCCAGGATGTTCATTTGTAAATGAACGGATCTCGCTTGCGAAGCTCTCGCAGTTTGCGTCGATATCTAATTTCCAACATAATTCTATTCCAAAGTTTACGCAACCACATATTTTTCTCCTCTCAAAGCTGCACACTGCTGATCAATATAATCCGTGTCCTGCCAACAGTAATCAAACACACAAGATGCTGAACTGGTTGTGATGCGATACACATCCATGTGCTTGGCTACCATAGGCCAAACACGCTGCCACAATGTGGAGCCAAATGTACGTTCAAGATCTACCTGACCCACCTGTGGATGTCCGATGGTGAGACTTTTGTCTTCGGGGTCAAAACCATTGGCAATCAACCAGGACCGGAATTTAGCAAGGTGTTCTTGCTGCCAAAAAAACTGACCAGGGTTGTTGCTCCATTCAATATCAAAATCTCCCGCAGCTTCTGACTGACTGTGCAAGGCCGATGTTGTTAGTTCGTCAATGCGTGATTGATTGCCTTCGTCATTGAACACTTCCCAGTGATGCTTGCCCACAGCCTTGTTCACACCCACATAAACTCCACCCAAGGGACGATTGATAGTTTCAACACCAAACAGTTCATGATCTTCCGGTTCCAAGGCAAATCTTGGTGCATTGAGCCAACACATCAGTTGACTGGGGCGTCGCCATTCTGGTGTATCTATTTTCCTAAGACTTAGTATGAGACTTTCGTATTCATGGCACAACAGATTGAGTTGTCGGATATACCATCGAGTGTGCGAATCTGCTTGATTGTAGTATTCACTCATGCGGCCACTGCGGCCTTGCAAATCTTCAAAGTAACGGTGCAACTGATTGAACTTTTCTCTCACTGCTAGGCCGCCGGCCTGATATGCACCCATGGGTCCAGAGGTAATGGTGTTGTCTGGCGTGAAGTGATCGTTGATTTGATAACCCAACTTGGCAGCATTGATTCGTTCAATTGCTGTGTTGATCTGTTCACAAAGGAATCGGGGATCGCGGGCACTTTCAATCCATCCCAACCAACAATAGTTTTTTTCCAGATGATATTGATCCGTTAACAAATGATCAAGAGCCTTGATCCACTTGCGACTGAGACTGTTGTCAAACACATTGATGTAGACATCAAACAGTTCGTCCTGTGGTGATCTCAGTGTGATGACGATTTCATCAAGCAATTTGTTGCCACCAATCATGTATGTTTGCGTCCTGTTCTAGTATGTGTTGCATGGTAAAAGCGTCGCCACGTATCTGTTCCAATTTTAACACACGTTGCTTGCCGCGAGCAATGGCTTCGGCGTAATCAGCCGGCCAAGATTCTTGAAAGGTGGGCCGTTGCAGCAATTGTGTGATGAGATCACGCATGCTGGAAGTTTGCACTTGGTTCAAAAGTTTTTCTAACACAGGATGCAAAATTGATCTTGGCAAAGCCAAGGGACTCATCACAATGTCAGGTGTGAAACTGAAAACAACCTTGGTGAGCAAATCACAATCAAACTGTTGAGCCAGACGTTCAATGTTCACAATTTCAAACAGTCCAGGCAAGGTCAATGTAAAATCCAGGCGCATCTGCCGACGATGTGTCTGGATCTGCAGACCCTGTTCAAAGTTGTTCAAGAATTCTTGGTAGCGGAGTCCGGTTCGGATGTATTCTCCGGTGGCTCCTGTCCCATCCAGGCTTGCACATATTTGCCAGTCCCGAATATTTGACAAAATATCACGATAAAGATTGACACTGCGATGCTGAATCCTAGAAAGATTAGTATTATACCTAGCATATAGTTTTCCCCCATCACCCAATTCAACTATGCGGCTCATGTAGCGCCAGTGTTGTTCGTACATCAAGGGTTCGCCGCCAACCCAGTACACTTCTTCTACGCGATGTTGCTCAACTGCTTCAGCAAACTCTTGTTCTACTTGTTTATCCTGAAACTGTTGTATTTGCGATTTAACTTCGGGTTTCATCCAGTGATTTTTGGCATTGGTCCAGTCAATCATGTTGTGTTGGCGCTGTTCACTTTCCCAACTTGAACTCAGCATGTCGCCGCAGGTTCGGCATTTGAAGTTGCAGAGATTACTGAACCTATAGTCCCATGACACAGGCAGCAAACTTGTGGCACCGTCAGCATCAGTGTTAGCGTATATTTCATCTATCTTGTGACGAAACAGATGTAAAAAATAATCACGATACACAGAGGTATTCAACAGTTTGTCATTGCACACTTCGCACTCTGGCAATGTTTCCCCAGCCATCATGCGACGACGCACACTGCGCATGTGGTCACTGTTCCAATGCTGGTCAAGTGTGATAGGAATGTAGTTGCCAGTGCCTGTTGCAGTGTCAATGTACTGACGAAAGTTCTGCGCAGGTTCTCTGCTGGCACAACACATTCGTCGTTCGGTCTGAGGACTGAGATAAGTGTGTGTCCAGGGCGCGGGACAGAATGAACTAGGTGGCTGCATTTATCAAATCAAAGTAATAATTGGCTATACGTTCATGGATGTGAGATTCCACAATGTGATAGTATGGTCGCAACACTCGATTGGGGCAATAATCCCACACACAGATTTCACTGCGCCAGGCATTGTACTTGTGAAAATAACCACCAGTGCCACCAAAACTTGCATGTTCAAATCCGCCCTGATCAAACACAAAACGTTGACCGCGATCAACTAGCCGTTGTAGTGTTGCTTCAATTATGCATTGATTTTCAGATATTGCGATGTCAAGATCAAAAAATTCTTGAAAATAGGCACGCAACAAAATTAAACTGTTGTCATCAAGTCCTGTGGAGTCATCAAGGCTGTGCCAACTCATTGGCACAATTCTTTTCTTTCTGCGGATCTGTGTGCGAGTGCTGGCCGTAAACAACACTATCACAAAGTCTGCTTCTGTTGCTTTGTCAACCTGTTGAGATATAACCAGATTACTGGCGCATCGTTCAGCTAGGTTTATAACAGGCTTTCCTAGTTTTTGTTCTATAATCTCCACCCACATTGGACCAAAGTCAGGATCAGGCACTGCAAAACTGTCTCCACAAATGTATATCATTGCAAATATTTCTCCATGGCTTCAAAAATTTGCTGTTTGGTATAACACCAAGGCTCAAGGTTGTAGTTTAGACTGTGTTGTGCAAAATTAATGATCGGGCTGGGACAAAATCGTTGCAGCAATTCTTGATTTTGAATTGGCTCGCTCACGATGTTTGCAATTTGTCCAGGTTGCGCCCAGTCTATTAATCTTGACAAATCATCAAGCAAACACCACTGCTGCCAAGCGCCTGCATTGACAAAATTTAAAAATTGTTGATGTTTGATATCAAACAGCAAATTTTTCTTTATAGCTGCGCCCACCAGACTTGACAGCCTAAACACTGTGATATCGCAAATTTCACGCAATTCATGTTCAAGACGTAGACGATTACGTCCGTAAGGTGTGTTGGACATGACCACAGCATCTACACTGCTGAATAAAATCACTCTGGCACATTTGCTGCGTTGTACAGCGGTGACAATTTGTGTGACGTCTTGATCATCTTGCGCACTGTTATTATTGATGGCTAAACGATTTCCTGACGGGGCTGCTATCACAATAGATTCAAAATGATTGGGCAACAATAAATCAAGATTGTCACGATTGAACACTGATTCAAAATCAATGCGTGGCAATAAACTTTGACCCACAACGCCGTGGCTACCAATCAAGGCTTTCATTGCGATTCTACAAAATTGGTTATGACATTCACGATGTTTCTTTCAAATCTTTTGGTAACACGCACATCGTCCCAAAACACTGAATGATTGTGCTTAACAATGTCTTTCACAGTGGGTGTTTGTAGCACAGATCCAGAATGCATGAATTCCTCAAAGAGACTAGATACTGTGTCCAACACTGCTTGTTGTCTACGACGTGTTTGAGCAATAGAATCGTAAGTTTCATCTAAGACCAAGCCAAATGTTTCAAAACCAAGAGACTTTAGATATCGCAGATTATGCATGGTGCCTTGGATCACAAATGGATGTTCTAAAGCCAAGGGTTTAAAACTTTTTTCGCTCACAAACAACGCCGAGCTACCATAGCCCATACCTAGGGCATCAACAGTGCTTTCACTTACCAAACTAAAACAAGTTTCGCTGTACCATCTTGGAACATATAATAAATCATTGGCAGTTCCGTGGTGATTTGGATGTTGTATAAAAACATCATCCTGGATGTGATGTCCTCGTTCAACATAGCTCCAAATTGATGTTGATAGGTACGGTGATGTTTGATCTAATAACCAATCTCTATGGTCACGAGCTAGATTCATCAACAGCAAGAAAAACTTGTCAGGCACAGATTCTGATCTAGTCTGGTAATCTTGTTTGAATACCCATTGACTGTTTATCCACATCCAATCAGCACCTTGCAATGTTAATTCTGTTCCGCTATTCTCACAGGGATCTAAAGGGCCACTGTCAAACAAATGATCATTGATCAAGGGCAACTGATATTGCCGATAGTGTTCAATGTCAGTGTAATAGGCTATGATTGCAGTGCGACCGTCGTTGACCAGGTATTCTGGTGCAAAATCTACCAGTTCAAAGTACCGTTCCCAATGAAACCTTTGATAAGGCAGTGTGGGACTACTACCTGGTGCACACACAAGACGTATCTTAGAAGGCATTTTTATTGTATGCCAACAGCGAAGCCATTTCAGGACTGCTTGATGCAAAATCTTGTTGACGTTTGCGATCAAGGTCTGCTATTTTCATTTGGGTCATGAAACCATCAGTACTGGCTCCGCGCTGCATGAAATCTACCACGCTGTTTATATCGTTGCGATACTGATTGGGAATATTGGCCTGAGTCAAATAATCTGCCACTGCGGCCTTGACAGTGTCTGGCAGACAGGCCACACTAAAATACCATGCATCGTGCAGCACGTTCCAATACACAAAATCAAAACCCTGTTGGCTCAACCACTGTGCCACAGTGTCAATATACCTAACGTTGAACACGTTCACAGTGGTGCAGGCCTGTAACTGAATATTGCTGTGTTGATCACGAAGCAGTTTAAATCGTGCCACGTTATCAACCACTTCTGACCATACTGCGTTGCTGCGTTGGTATTCAAATCTTGTGCCAACGTCATCAATGCTGAAGGCAATTTCCACGGTTTTGAAATGCTGCCATATTTCAATGGCTTCGTCAGGGTAGGTTGTGCCGTTGGTGTTGTAGTGTATTTCCACCTGATGTGCTATACCGCGTTTGACGATGCCGCGCAACATTTCAAAGTGTTCGCGAATCAAAAATGGTTCACCACCAGTGAATTCAATATAACGAATCTGATCAAGATGCTGATCAATTTCATTCCAAAATTGAGTGTTTTCTCTAGGCCAAGCACCGGCTCGTAACATCTGATAAGAATAACTTTGCCGTTGTTCTTCACGATTCATGAACTGAAGTTCTTCACTGGCAGACTGTGAACTTGACCAGGGTCCGCAGATTCTACATTTGAGATTGCAAATGTTTCCCAGTTTTAGATCCAAGAACAGCAATGGTTTGGCATCCAGTGTCCACTCTGTGTGTGGCACAACGTGTTTGAGTCGATCCAGGGTGTGCATGCGTTTGCTGGTACGGCCAGCACGTTCTTCGTTCCAGCACTTTCTGCAAGTTTGTGGTTGCTGTCCATCAATGAACTGCTGTCGCAGATTCCGCATGTAATCACTGTTTTGAATATCACCAAATTGTGACTGTTTTAGATCAAATTTTTTACCTTGGCCGTCTACAATTTCATCGTCGGCCAGACAACAAGGGCGCACAGTGCCAATTGGCGAAGCTTCAAGGCTGACCCAGGGTAAAACGCAGAATTTATCGTGTGGTATTTTCATTTCAATGCTGCCAATTCAGGCAAAATATCCAGTATGCTTTCATTTCTTATGTTGTCCAGCTCATGTGTTTTTTTCCAAAACTGTGGAATCAACCCGCTGTTGTCAGTGGCGTGCATGAACGTCATGGCTGATTTGAAACCTTGTGTGGCTCTGCCTAAAGGGTCGCCTGCCTGATCAAGCCATTGCAAATGACTGTGATACACTGAGGCTAGCTGTGATTTATACTGCTCAGGGGCAATGTCTATGCGGTAGTGGGGCGGATCCTGTAGTATGTTGACATTGAGATCTTGCGCACGAATCAGTCCTTGCTGTACCCAGACACGATGAAACTGCGGCAGGTGCAAAGCGTTCATGATGCTGAGTGTGGGGCTGATGTAAAAATCAACCTCAGGACAAATGCGCAACATATCTCTGCGATTTTGTTCTACCTGGGTCCAGTTTGTGCCTTTGCGAATGTATTCGGCACGTGGTCCCATGGCATCTAGACTGGCGCCCACAGCCACTGATTGAAATTTTTTCCAATAATCAAACACACTGCGACCTTTTAGATCTATGTGTGTGAAGTTGGTGTTGTAGATCAATCGCACATCAAAGCGTCCGCGACGCTCTAACTCGTCTAGGATACGATAATGTTCTTCCATTAACAGGGGTTCGCCACCAGCAAAATAAATTTGCTCCACATAATCAAGATGTGGTTCCAGCTGCGACCACATGTCTGTTGCTGTGCGGCCAGCATAGTTTAACACAGTGTTCTTTTCTTTCCAGTCACCGCCGGCCAGCCGGGCCTGATCTTGATACCATTGCGAGCTAAAGATATGCCCGCAACTACGACAACGTAGGTTACATAGGTTTGAAAAACGAATGTCCCAGTAGATCATTTCAAACGGATTTGCTTCCAGCTTCTTGACATGATGTCCGTGATGTTTGTTGGCACTGCGACGACCACTGAAGAAGCCTGCTGCTTCCTGTTCGTAGCAACGACGGCAGGCGTCGCTTTTGACTTCATTCAACATGTTGTGTCTTAACTGCTGCATGGGTTCATCACGCCAGATTTCTTCCAGTGTCTGACTGCGACAGTTGCCCACACTGTTGGCCATCTCTGAATGACAGCAGGGATAGGCTTCGCCAGTGGGATAGGCATGCAAGTGGATCCAAGGATAGATGCAAAATGTCTTGGATTCTTTCAACAAGAATTCTTCACGAGCAGTGAGATCAACTGGCCGTACTAGATCTGCGCTGTTGTAGTTATAGTTGGCCATACCATTCTGCAAGGTTGGGGAAAGTGGCTGCAAAGTTCTTGCCGCGACGTTGATCATATTGCTGATAAAACTTGCGAAAATCCCCACGCAGTGTGGGCAAATCAAAAGCATCACTGTGCGGTGTTTTGACCACGTCAAGATAGTCTATGAGTCTCTGCACATGATTGCGTTCGTGTTCCTGCAACATGGCATGGTTGTGCCAGGTATCTAACCACTGTTGCAGTCGGTCACGATGCTGCATCCTGATGTGATCTGGTAACACCAAGGGCGATTGAAAACTAGGGAACCGTAATATGTTGAGTGTGAAGTTGGGAAAGTCCGCACCCCACTGAGACTTCAGTGTCAAGAGATAGGTCAAAAACTCAGGTAGACTTTCCAAACACAGTGCATTGATAGTGTTCATGACATGCAATCCACGCAAGCGACCACTGCGTATCAACAACATCATGTTGCTTTCCCACTGTTGCCAATCTAGACCATCACGAATGTATTCAGCCTGTGCAGTCATGCTTTCGTTGCTGGTATATAGATCAAGTTCAATGCCATCACAGGCATCAAGTAAACGTTGTATCTTGTCAGACTCCATGCTCAAGTTTGAGTTAATGGCCAAGCGTGTGCGACTGCGGCCAGGGTTGTCACGGAACCAATCAATCAATTGCCAGGTATAGCCTGACATCAGGGGTTCACCTCCGGTGATGCGTAGCTCGTCTAGAGTTTGGTGGAGGTCAGATTCCCACCACTGAAAAAACGCTTCCACATACGGATTGCTCTCACCGTATTTGTAACGCTGACTACTGTCGTGAGTGTGAGTAAAATGATTGCGACCATCTGATTCCAGGCCCACATAGGCTCCGTGAACACGAATATCTCGAACCCAAGTGCTACTAAAAGCAGGATTACAATAAGAGCAAGCCAGTTGGCAAGTGCGATCAAAGGATATCTCAAGTGTTTTAAGATTGAAGTCTTGGTCGGAATCAGATGTGGAGGCATGTAGTAGGTCCTTGATAGGGTAAATTTTTGATTTGTACACACGGTCGCTGATGGCGTCGCGACCCATGTCTTCGATTCGCCAGCAGTATTCGCAACCGGCAGGTCGTTGACCCTGTTGCATCATGTGTCTGTCGCGTTTTTTTTCCGCGGTGTTGTGCAGTAGCCTAGGGTTGGCACGGACTTTATCAGTGTCCACCAAATGGGCCGGAGGATGATGGCATGATGTAGTCATGCCGGAACCCAACCAAATGGTAGCATTGTACCATTTGGCTGCACAAAAACTTGGACTTATTGAGTCCAACTTGGTTTTGAATTCTTGATCAGTCATTGAGCCATTCAGCCAACTGTGCAGGCATTGCTGCACGTTGAGCCTGATTGTATTCCTTTAGATGCTGGTAATTGTACTTACATACATCTAGTGAAGCCTGCAAGAAATCCAGAGCACCCGTACGCACAATGTCAGCTATCACTGCAATGGTACGATTGATTCTATCTGTGGGATCGTCTATGAGATCAAAACTTTCATCTATGAGATGATCAAAAGTTCTAAATCCTGCACTGTGTAGATCACGATAATACCCACGATTGCTGGCCACAACAAATGGATGCAGCATGATCATGGGCTTCCAAATTTTTTCTGTTCTAAAACTGCAGGGGTAATCGTATATGGTTTCTGTCACCACTGAGAAACAGGTATCAACATAGGCCTCGGGGTTTATGATGGCATCTCCCCAGGTGTTGTTGAACAAAAAATGTTTGGCGAAACTGTAGCCCTGAACCTTGTCAAGATTGGGCACCGCTCGTTCAATTTCATATTGGGCTGGTAACAATCTAACTTCTTCAGTGGGCGCAGTTTTTAACACACTGGTCCAGGCAAGATCCACATTGCTTTGCAGATTGGTCCACAGTGCGCGATCCAACAGCCCAAGATCACGCATGCTGTCAATCATGTATTTGCGATGTGGCCTAAGTCTGCCGTTGAGAAACAAGAAGTCATAAGGTTTAGCGGCTGTGCGTACTCTGTCACTGTGACTGTGTGCTGCTTGATTTTCCAAGAAATCAACAATGTTGGTGAAGTAACAGTCAACGCTGAGTTTGCGATACCCTGGTTCAAGATCACCTGATGTAATCAAACGTATAGCGCCCGATGCCACTAGTTCAGTGATGCGTAGTCGGCGAAGTTGCAACAATGCAGTCTGTGAACCTTCTGCGGGATTACAAAAAATAATCCTGCCTGGGTATTGTTGTGCGTAGTCACAGATCAAGTTATGGTTTTCTTTCAACTGCACACGACCAATGATGTAGAAACTGTTTGGATCAAAATCTATATCGCGAAACTGCCAGAACGTTTGATCAGCATAGGGCTTCAAAAGATCAAACACTTCGTCCCACTCATCTACAACTATTCTATGTTTTTCTAGCATAATATTCGCACTCTTTCCACCACGCTTGCATTTCAGGAAACGTGGCTAAAAAATCTGTTCCTCGACGCCGATCATGTTCGGCAAAGAAACGATAAAAATCTGCTTTGTTTTGTTGCAGGTATTCTGCAGGTAATTTTTGCCCGTCACGCATCCAGGCAATGTCGCGATCTAGTCGAGTGAGTTCGTAGTCTTTGAATCCTCGGAAAGGTTCTTCCGCAGTTTCAAGTTGCCGCAACATCCAGGCCCAAAGATGTTCCAATTTATCAACATAACTTTCTGGCAACAGTTGTAGGCTTTGCCACGTGGGCTGTCGCAATACTGGAGTATCAAACCACACACGTTGATATGTTTCACTGTAGGTTTTTCGCAGTCCCAGTATGCCAGCAAACAGACTGTCAAGGCTGGTCACACTGAGGTTGTTCATTGTGACAATAAAGGTAATGCTGCTGCATTCAGGAACCTCGGTCAAGAACTGATTGACTCGCTCCCACAGTAGATCAAAATCTAGACCGTGCCTGATGTATTCGGCTTTTGGCCCCCAGGCATCAAGACTAACATACTGCATGAAATGTTCAATATGTCCTGGCTTACAAAGTTGTTTGACCTTGCTGATATATCTATCCCACAGTCCCTGCTCCACACTGAAGTTGCTGGTGACATTGAGATGCAGTTCAGGATTGGGATTTTCCAAAACATAGTCAAACACACGATAGGTATTGCGATCCATGAGTGGTTCGCCACCAGTCATACGAAAATGTTTTAATTTTGGATACAAAGTTGGCCACCATGCCCAGAATGCTTCTACATATGGGTTATATTCGCGAACAGGTATAGGCTTGCGAGGACCGTTAAAATGACTCGGGTCATTATGAGGTTCATTAGTAGGGTAGGCGCCCCATCGACGGGCTTCGTCCTCCCACGACGAACTAAACTGTGGACTACAGTAACTACACTTAAGATTACAAGCATGATTAAAATTAACTTCCACATAGGAAGGAATAACATCTTCGTCTCCAGTTGAATTTACTATGTTATCAAAATGTTCAGCTGCCCAGGGTTCTCCAGATCTAAAATGCCTATCGCTGAGTTTGTTGTTGTCCTCCATGGCCCAGCAATAACTGCACTCCGCAGGACGTTGTTGCTGTAACATCAACTGGCGCTGTTGTTTTTTGTGTTGAGTATTGTGTAGAGCGCTGGGATTGCGTTGAATATCCTCAACGTTGATTCTGTGCAAAGGCGGATGATAACAACTGTTGTTCATGCCAGTGGCAAGATGCAGACTCACCTGCTGCCATTTGGCCAAGCACAGCGCCGGTCCAAGATTGTTTTGCATGTTTTCTGCTGAGTACAAAAACTTGCTTTTTACTCCCACAGTCTCATCGCCAGGATTTTGCATTACCATCCTTCTTGCTGCCTGATCACATCAATCTCTCGTGTCATGATGCCGCGATTGTACCAGTTGCTGCGGTAATGCTGTTTGAAAAACTCACTGTGTTCAGCTTCAAACAAGCACATAGGCAAATCCAACTGTGTGGCCAAATCCACGCCCACACGATTGGCCAAGATTCTAGCATCACTAGTGGCCACTGTGAGCCAAAGTTCATGCAACACATCAAAGTCTCTAACCTGTACATGATCCCATGCCGTGAGCATGGTCATGTATGTGCCTTGTCTGGCTCCGGCTATGGCCCAGATACCGTTGTCAGCATCCATGCCCACATTGTGCCATATGGTGAGATGGTCAAGATTTCTTTGATGTACCTGTTGTTTGAAGTCTTCAACAGTGGGTCGACGTCCACGGTTTAGACACATTTTTACACCTTCCCTAAAACCTGCTCGCCAGGCCTGCTCTGGTGTGGCATTGGGATAGGTGGTTGAGTAACAGTCATGCATGGCCCAGTATCTAGGGTCAAAACAAAACTCCACGGCTGTGTCATCACTGCCGTCACTGGCTTCGTGAGTGCGCATGTTCATCACAAAGTCTTGTGTCCAGCAGCTGATGCCACCGTTGCCATACATCAATCCGTTGATGTGATTACGACTCCGCCAGCGAAATACGCAATCGCGGTTAGTGTCATCCAGAACGAGCTGTTGGTTAAAAAACTCAGCGTCAGGAATGTTATCACCATCAACAAGCACAAAGCGATCAGTGGTCGACGCCATCGCTGCCGCTTTGTGAGCGGCGTCAGACCCCGCAACACCATCCACTCGTCGTGCCCAGGGTACCATGTTCCGAATACGTGCCCAATTTTCCTCAGCATTAGGTTCATCATAGGTCAAAAATATACAATCAAGGTCAGCTATATCAATCTGTTTGGTCACTGCGTAGACTCCATTGGGTATTGGGTTGATGCTGTGAAACCACTATGGCAACATCACAAGGATGACAAGGTGTTCCTGTGCCTGGTTTCAATTTTGGCAAGCTAGGCAATGCCAGGGGAATGATCTTGCCATCGCGTATGCGTATTCGCATGCTGCTGCGATGATAGGTTTCAGCATCAATTGTGATGTATGTACCTGGTAGATCTTCCATGCTGTAGCTTATTGGCTTTCCAGTTGTAGGATCATAGTACAATCTAAAAAACACCGGAGCCGGCTCCGCTGCGTCATGTAAGATTTTCCAAAACTCTTCTGGTGTCATGGCTGCCAAGTCTTGATATGATAATGAAATGCACCCCATTGCGCCACAGTTTGTATTCGCAAGGGATCAGTTTCCCACACCAATTCACGACTCCAGTCAGCCTGCGTGGTTCCGGCATGGTGCTGTTTCATATGAACAATGCGTGGGTACGTGACTGTTGTTGGCAGTGTGCATTTGTCAACACCGATGATTTGTGCAGCCATGGCATATACCAAATCAGTGCTGGGTGTTTCTTCTGCAAACTTGATCATCTGACGAAACTGTGACCAGTTGTGGAAAATTTGATTTACCAATCGGAAAAAATCTCGTGCAGTTTCACTGCGCCGCCAGTAGGTGATGGCATTGTAAACGTCAGGCAAATGATTTTCACGAAAACAGCGACGATAAACAGCAACATCACTGACTTCGTCACGCCAGTTCCTACAGCCTGTGCTGACAACAACATCGCGATGACGGAACATGGTCCACCAGTGATCTATGGCACTAGCTATCAGCATGTCTGCTTCCAGCTTGACAGTTTCGCGATAGGGTGTAAGCCTAAACAGTTGCCCTTCGTTGGCATAGGGATTGTCACGATCTGGCACAATACGACGCACATGATCAAACACAGGATCTGCTGATTCATGGTCTGTTACCAAACAGATTGACACATCTGGATGCCAGTGTCTAATGCTGTGCGCCAAACGTGTGGCACAGGCCACATAGTCAACTGTGTCTGTGTTTACTGCAACAATGAGATATCCTTGTTCAATCATGAGCTGCGATTATGGCTTCTAGACTGGCTTTGCCCATGGCATGAAAATCCTGATTCACAATGGCATGACGACGTTGGCGCTTGTCTGCAGTGGTATAACATATTTCGTAATGGTCTTGCGATTTCTGCACGAGCAGGTCACTGGTTAGCACTGTCACAAGGTTCCAAGGCACAGTGTCAAATCTGGGTGTGTGTCCGTTGGCTATACCCAAGGCAATTGACAGTGCAAAATCATTTCTGTAGGTGCGCTTGGTTATGCCATAAAGATCGCAGTAGTGTTGCCAGTTGTTGCGAATCATGTTCATGCATGCAAACACAGTTTGTGCATACTGACTCTTTCTAAACATCACCACTGTGGCCCAGGCCATGGGCATTTTATAATTGCCAAAAGTATTCAATCCTGTGAGTTCCTGTCCTCTGGCAGCATCCACTGCTGTACCATGACACAAAAAGTCTTGATTGCTGGCCAGCAATGTAGACAATTGATCACTGGCCACAACATAATCAGCGTCCAATAACAACGTCTGTTGCCACGGTGACAATTCATATACTTCGGGTCTGCCAGCATTGTGCCATGTCACGGTAGCGTTGTAATCTTCAAAGTATCTAGTGCCGCCTGATTCAGCAGATGCTGTAATCACACAATCCACTGCGCACAGTCTGGGATCTTGTGGTTGATTGGTTATCACGGCTGTGGGAAGACCTAGATGTCTCTTGATATTGGCCGCACTCCAACAGGCCATGCCCACGTAGTCGGTGGCTTCGTTGTTGAAGGCAAGAATCACTGCACCCGTGGTCATCGTTGACTGTTTGTCTGTTCAAACTCCACATGCCAGGCATTCATTTGTTCCTGGTAATGTTGCTGTGCTTGAATCAAAAACACCTGACGATCAATGCGGATTGGATTGTCATAGAGATCCGCAAGATAGATATCATCTGTTGGCCAAGTTTTTACAAATGCCAGGAGTTCAGGTGTGATTTGAAACAGTCCGCCCTGATGTGCTAGAATCAATCGGGCTTGGTATTTTTCTTTTAACACACGCCGGGCTGCTGCATGATCAAATCTTGCCCGTGAGTATTCATAGATATCATCTGTAGTCATGCTTTATTATAAAGGTATTGCGCTCAAAAGTAAAGGGCCTTTTGGCCCTTTTTCTTAAACAACTGAGCTTGTAATAGTTGGTGTGCCCCAACTTTGTACAAGAAGATTGGTTGATGAGGGGAAGAAGTATGACACCAAAGTACAAGGTGCGGTTCCAGGTGTGCCACTGCTGTCTGCCGTGCCTCCCGAAATTACATCACTGTCTGCATTTTGCCAAAGAGTAGTAATTATTAATTGGGTTGACGCTGCATTTCTACTCAAACTCACCCTTATGAAATTGCCGGTGTAGGGAGCTGTGTCTGCATTTTGCTGATACACCGTGGTTGCTGCTCCGCCGGGAGTGAGATCGTAATATCCTGTGGTGCTTAGATTGGTAACCGGAACTCCTGTACCACCACTGCGTGTAGTGCCGGTATAGGCAACCCCTGCAATGGTCTGCGTGGCTGTTCCGCCGGTAAAGAACAAATCACTCATGAGAGTGGTAGCTAGATCATTCCATTCAGCGTCGCCAAGGTTGCCAGTACTGCTTTTTGAGGTTTCTAATCTTATTCTACCTCCAGCATTGAAGAAGTATCTTGCAGCGTCAGCTGACGCCCAGGTAATTGTGCTGGTAAAGGTGATGGTCCAGTTCGCGCCGCTGGTGGTTGTAGTCTTGGATTGTGCCCCAGTGTAGGTCACTACCTGTGCACCAGAAGCCACTGCATTGAGACGATTTGTGTTGATGTTGTTGATGTCTACCGCCACGTTGGCCAACACTGAAATCAATGTGTCCGCTACAGGTGCAGTTCTAGCAGTTATTGTTGTACCCGTGTGTGCACCAGCTGCAGACAAACTGTTGACCAGTGTGGACCATTGAGTGGCAGCAACTGCTGTGACGTTTTGAGTCACTGTGCTGATAGTGGCTTGTCCCCAACCAGAATCCCCTGTACCGGTGGCCCAAAAACCATTGATGTTGGGTGTGCCATTCTGTACAAAGTTGTTGTAATCTGTGGCTTCAATTAATCCTTGGCTAGTGTATGACATGAGCGATCCTTAGTTTTTCAATGTGACAATCGCATTTACCATGCCAAGCTCGGCAATGTTTTTATCTTCTAGGCAACGGCCAATCACGTTGAACGGTGTGATTTCTTCTCGCAATGCTACTCTAGCAATACCATCACCCGCACTGACCAGTCGATCACCCTTGCGAGCAGTGCCTATGACCTTGACTGGCACTCTGCCTGCCACAGCCACGGGAGGATGTGTATCATCCTCGCCTGCGCCGCCGTTCATGAGATATGCTGGTGCTGTTGAAATCACACCAAAAACATCATCACTGAGAGCTCCACGTGCTCGTGTAATCTCTCTGATGCCGCCCAGTTCAACCACTGTGCCTGGCTCCAGGAATTCGTCTGCTGCAAAACGTTCTGCAACGTCAGAATACAGAGCTGATGTTGATGTTGCAAACACTCGGTTGAAGTAACCAGTTGAACTTCCAATATTGCCCACAGCATTGCCTGCCAAGTTCTGAATAGCAATAGTTCCGCCGCCGCTGTTGACACCAACCACACCGCTCGTGGTCAAGCCTGAAGTTCCCACAACCACTACGTTGGCAGTTGCACCAACTGTCATGGCAATGTTACCACCAGAAGTGTTGATTTCAACGTTGCTGGTACCGTTGACAATTTTGGTCACAGACACAGCGGCACTGAGTCCATCAAGCAAAGCTCCGTTGCCTAAAAAATATGATCCAGAAATGTTGCCCACGGCAGTGATATTGCCTGCTGCAGAAACAAGGCCGCCGGTACGTAGGTTTCCGCCAGTGATGTTGGCGGTGCTTTGAATTGCGCCTGTGGCTGTTATCAAACCAGCTGTGCTAATGTTACCGCCCGTGATGTTACCAGTTACCGTAGCGAACCCACCTGTGATTAGGTTACCGCCTGTGACATTACCTGCTGCACTGAGAGTAGTGCCTACTGTGGCTGCGTTGGAAATAGCCAGTGTACCGTTGCTACCTAGAGCTCGGGCTACGTTGTAAGTTGTGCCACCTACATTGGTTGTAATCACCAGGTTACCTGTGCTGATACCAGCAGCAATCACACCGTCGTTGCCAGTTTCAGAAATGATTACAGCATTTGCAGTGCCTACAAACAGTCCGTTGTCATTGTTGACCTGTAGTCTACCAGTGGTAGCTGTGTTGGCTGTTGCTCGCATGAAATCTGTTGAATCTAAATTGTCCAACAGATCAGAATTGGTTGCTGTACCACCAAACACCGGACTGCCTGAATTCCACAGAGTTATACCATTGTAAACTGCAGGAAAGGTTGTGTTGATGGGTGCAGCTGGAGTAAAAGTTGCATCTTTGCTGACAATGGCCACCCGAGTGTTGTTTACATACAGGCTGGTAATAAAGTGCGGACTCGCGCCACTGTCATTGATCGTTTCAGGAATGGCACCTGTGGTTCCCTGTGTGCTGGTAAATGCCGGGCCCACCACAATGAATGCACTACCATTGTAGATTTTCAACTGTTGATTTCCAGTGTCCCACCATAGGTCGCCAGTTTGTACAGAAATGGTTGGAGTAGTGCTACTAGCATTGGCTGTTGCCACCACTTTCCAGCCGCCCGTGGTATAAATTTTGAGTAGTGTATTGGTTTTGTCAAACCAAAGTTGTCCAATCAAGGGGCTGGCCAATTTGGCCACTGTGGGGTTGCCGCCCACGCTGTTGCTGGAAAAGTTCTCCAACATCTGAATGAAGTTTTCGTCTAGAAATTCTCCATACCCTGCGTAGTTTTTGCCCACCAGCGTCACGCTGCTAGAGGTGTTGACTGTACCGTCTGCTACTGTGGCAAACACGTTGCCATCGGTCAAGTTAATTGTATATGCCATGTCAGTTACCTGTTCCTGTTTCCAATATTTATACTGCGTTAATGTTGCTCAACGTTTGAATACGCAGTGTGTAATCAATTTGAATCTGGCGATTCAAGCTCTTTTGTACTGGGTGAAATATCACATGAGTAATCAAACGCAGATTGTCAGCTGCGCCGTTCCAGACCTTGAGTCCCAGTTCATCAAACACATATTCACCGTTGAAATTGGTTGAATTGTCAAATGCCTGCTGCTGCGGTGGCTCACCGTAGTCCAACAAGCAACTTACCAAAATATCACTGTAAAAGTTACCAGATGTGTGCAGCACTGTCATCTTGTTGTTCTGCGGATCCTGATTGGCAGCAGATCTATCATCCACAACTTTTTGATAGGTTTGATTGTATAGATCAGCATTTTGTCCTGTAGTGTTGGGCGGCAAATAGGTAATCACGCCCGTGGCATCAACAGAGCTACCGCCGTTGCCAAATGCCATTTCATAGATATACCCAATGTTTCTGTTGCTGAGAGTCTGGGCCATTGCAATGCTGATGTTTTCATAGTTGATAGCATTGCGCTTGTCTACAAAAACTGTGCCGTCAACGGGATCAAAGATCTTTACGAATCCCTCCATTTTTACGATGCCGGGTGTAATCATCCTCGCTTCTCCACAATGGTTTTTTTGGTATTGGGATCAAATATGCGCAGATGAGCTTGCACATTGATGCTGCCGGTTTCGTTGGGTCGACGCTGTACATCGCTGGGGCGCAGTTGTTTGTCGTTTGGTAACTGTGTATTTGACATGATAATCTATTTATCTTGTTTTAAAGCCCCCGCAAGAACCTTGCTGCCAGGGTATTGGTGTCTTGCAGTGCTACACCATCGCTGGGTGTACCATCGCCCGGAGCATACCAGGTTACCCCACGACGCACCAATATTGTAACCTCAACACCAGCTGCTGGGGCTCTTAGTTCAGGGTAAGCTGCTTGATCAATAACAAATTCCACAGCCACTGGATTGAAATCGGTCACAAACCAACGATATTCGCTCTGAGCTGTTGTGTCACTGTAGGCATATTGTCTCACGCCACCAACATATACTTCAACAGCTTCTGCTGCCACAGTGCTGCTGTCACCGATGTTTTCTATGTCAATACTGGGAGCATAGAACAATGCCGTTGATCCATCACCCAAGGTACTGTCGCTCACGATGTAGTCTTGATACTCAGGGAACAGCAGATTACCACGTCCAAGATCATACACAGCAGTACCAGCAGCATGATCTGCAGCTCCAGTACCTGCAGTACCACGCAATAAACTTGACAAGCTGTTGGTTGCTAGGTCACGTATGCGATACATGATACGTTCGCCACCAATGGTTACTACCCCAAAGATTCCGTTCTCTAGATTGGGTTCAGTCAAGACCGAAGCATCAGTTACAAAAATCTCTGTGTCTGTTTGCAAGCAAGCTTGTGCCACAGTTGTGGTGGTTGCCGCAGTGATTCTATAGGTTGTCTGTACTCCACGCATGTCTTGGAAGATACGGAATGCCATGCTTTCTGGTACCACACTGTTGGTGAACTGAGTAACCACTACCACCTGAGCTGCACCAATTGCACCAGTTGGTAATATCAATTGGCCGTTTTCTACGCTGTAGTCTTCACCTTCAAACAGTCGCTCACCGTCAAGTGTTACCCATAGTCTACCCGGATCTATCACCCCACGACTGTTTTCTGGATCCAGTATGAAATCATTGGTGGGAAGTCCGATACCAATAGAATAGTCATAAGATCCCGGGGTGCCATTTGCTGTAGCACTGTCAAAAGGCGTGCTGTCAAACGGTTCATCAATGGTGATACCAGTTGTGACCGGTCCCTTGAAAATCTGTGTAACAATGTTTTGTTGTTGCGTGTCGTTCCAAGTTATGATTTGGAATTCATCACCTAGATTTATTGGAGCCACAATTTCCAGTTGATTGCCAAATACTACATAATCAGCCTGTGTGCTCACTGCTATCAATACTCTTGCACCTGCAGGAGGAGGCTCAAAGAATTGAACCTGACGTCCAGGAACCTCGCTGCCGCCCCAGGGAGTAACTAGATAGTCACCAGATTCTGGACCAGCTTCGGTTTGGATCTGCGGAATACCATTGACATATACAGTGACATCATTGCCGCTGTTGATGATCTCTTGGCTGTAGCCGCTGCGTTGAGGAAGTCCAAACTGTACACTGCTGTCATCTCCTATCCATTCAATACCAGCAGCAGGTTGCAGTCGCAGACCATTCTGAATCACAATCATGTTGACAGGATTGGTTCCGCCTGCAAAGTTATCAAGATCTATGAGTTTGGTATCAACATTGGTTTGTGTGGCCACACGTTGTTGAACCACTGGTGTGCTCCAACTGTATTGCACCGGTGTTGTTGGTCCAAGCACAGCTAGGGCCACACTGTGACCAGTTGGGAACACCTGGTTGAATTCAACCAGAGTCAACAGTGTGGGTGCGAATTCAATCCAATACAGTGTGTTGTTGATATCAATACCAACAGGAACGTCTTGAATAGCACGATAATAGTGTGTGACACTGGTCACAATGTTGTTGACAACATCATTCTGCAGGTATGAGCCAGTGATTGTCCAGGCAGTGCTGTCAATGTAGGGACTGTAGGTTATGCCCGCAATAGGAATGGCATCATTGAAGGCTGCTATCTCAAATATTTCAGCTTCATTCACTGGAATGATCACCTGCGCACCACCGGCTTGATTGATGTCATCGCTGATGTAATTTGCTCGATACAGTTGACTGCCGCCGCCTAGTTCGTAAACAGTGATATTGATGATGTCGCCCACACTGACTCGGAACGAGCTGGGCTCAATTGTGATGTCCTGTGCCACCCAGTCAATGGTGTAGTCAACACCAAGATAAAGTTCAAGTCCGGTTGTGGCATTGGCCACCAAGATTTGGAAATAGTTTTCTACCAGGCCTGCCCAACTATATGTGGCAAGCACAGCCGGATCATAGGTGTATCTAATGGCTCGCAACTGGAAGCCGTGGCCGTCAAAATTCCAGTCGCTGCCCGGACGAGTGATGACTCTGAAGTCCAAGGTATCAAATTCGCTGCCATTGACTAGTTCTTCAGGTGCATGGCCTTCGTAGGGACCAATGAATTCACCGCCATCAACATTGATTGAGCTAAACCCAAGACCCAGTGTGGTGTCTGTGAATTCGCTGCGATACTCTGCATCAATTAGAGCAGGATCACCCAAGAAACCTAGGCCATAGACCTGGACCCCTGGGTAGTCAACACCATCTATCAACAACGGCAATTCAAGGCCGGGTTGATTTACTGAAGGCACATACAGTCCCATGGTACGGTCAACTCCACTCAAACCAGTGGCCACGTTAGAGCCAGGGTAGGTGTATGTTGCAGCGTCAACCAAGGTCCAATTGGCCAAGTCAAAATCTGGACCCACCACTGCCGAGCTGTCTACACTTGTGGCTTCGTAGACTTCGTTATTGTAGCGCACCAGTTGGCCGTTTTGGTAGGTGCCATTGGCACTCCAGGGTACAACACTGGGCACATATTGATTTCGGTCAAATCTAATTGTGGTGCGGAAAATTCTTGGAGCAAAGTATGTGTTGATAGTCAGGGGCACCGAAGATTCACTGAAATTCTGACCTGCTGCACTGCCTGTCATTATAGCATAGGCTCTTGCACCTGTGCCGTTACCGCCTACAAACACAATTTCTGGTGTGGCTGAATAACCCACACCCTTGGTTGTGATAGTGATGCTGACTACGTGTCCTAAAGAGTTCACTGTACAAGTTGCCGTGGCTGGGATCACAGCATTGCCTACTATCTCAATTGTGGGTGCTTCGTTGTATCCGTCGCCGCCATCAACAATTTCAATTTCATCAAGATTCAACAAATAGTTTTGATACCATGAACTGTAGGGCCATGTCTGCCACACAGTGCTGTTGGCCGGCGTGTCACTCTGCAGAGTCAATGCCGAGTTAAATGCAGTGCTTTGAGCATAGGGCAACAGTATGGGGCTGGTGAATTCTGGGATCTCCAGTGAAGTATTAAAATATGCTGGCAAATCAAAATCTGAAAGATCGCCCAAGAAATCGTCAACACCCTGATATTTGAGATTGAACTCACGAATCTGCACATGATAAGGCTTGACTTCTTGAATATACTGTTCAACAAACTCCTGGTTGTCACGAATGTAATTCTGGAACGGTACAAGATCACGCAAGCGGTGATCTACATCTATCAAGCTGGTTTTTACCAACCACTCTGGTGCACCAAATTCGCTCAACACAAAGTTGAACACCAAGATCAACAAGCGATTGCGTTCAATGGCCAAGTCATCTACAAACAGTTCTTGATTGATACCCTGAATGATTTTTCTAGTTTCAATCACAGGTTCTTGATCAAAATACTGTGCATCAAAAACTTCAATGTCCCAACCAAATCTTCCAAGTTCATAGTCCCAGAGCTCGGCCTTGAATTCTATAGTGCCGTCTTGCAAGCCCACTCTGGTCCAGCCCAAATCACGCAGTTGATAAATTTCAAATTTGCCTTGAGAATTAGCTGTGAGTTTGACGCTACTGCCCACGGGAAGATCCAGAGACTCAAGGTCACTCACGTTGGTGATTTCTGCCACAATTTGTTGACTGGAGTTGTAGCCTGGCAGGTACCAATCAATGTATTGCCAGTAGTCTGGTGTTACAAAATTTTGCACTCTGTAAAGCACCAGCAATCGCACTGCTGGATCAATTTCACTGGTCTGTACTTGATAAATGGTCCATCTACCACCGTTGTTGCTGTCGCTTTCTACTAGGTAACGATAGCCCAGTGGCACTGCGTCAATATTCTGGAAACCAAGAATTTCAAGATTTGCTACTTCAAGATTCCAAAGCCCGCTGTTGGCTGATGGTATTGGTTCGCTGCTCAACAGCAGATTTAGAGTTCGGTTCTCAACTATGGGATATAGTTTCACAACAGAATTCACTCGTGACAGATAATTGCGTAGTGCTTCAAATCTGTCAACAAACATGCTCTGTCTTGGTCTAAACTGAATACCATATCTTTCAGCTGGGCCTAGATTGGGATCAGGCACAAGGTTGCCAACAGTGTCAACACCGCAGAAACTGTCTTGCATCTTGCGATAAATCTGATCACTCACAAATCCATCAGCACGATCCTGTGGCACAAGATCATATTCCACATGCACATTGTCAGATGTCAATTCACGATCATACTCAATGTGCAGTATGGTATCCTGTGCTTCAATTAGATCCAGACAGTTGTAAAGAGACACAGTGCTGCTGTTGAGGGCTGCAAGATACGCTATGCCGCTGGCCTTGGGTTCTAGAATATAATTTGCCACAGTGGAAGCTGGCAAAGTTTTTCCAAGATTGGTGGCAGTCACTGTTATGCCCTGCACCCAGAAATAGTATTCAGTTTCAATCAAGCCTGACAGCGACAAACGAGTGTTCACGCTGTAATTGTTGACATTTCTTGGTGTGCCTTCGCCTGCATAATTGGCAGGAGCCACATCACTCTTGACCCATTGGTAAATTGATATTGTGCTGCCTGGAAACACCTGACTCCAGCGTCGGCTGGCATAGATCAAACTGTCTTGATTGGGATCAATGAATCTCACTGTGGCAGTGTCCCACCAGATTTCGCCCACATGCGAGGCTCCCCAGGTGGCTCCTGTGTTGTTAAGCACTCCGGCATTGTAGGCCGCAGGATCAACTGCTCCTATGTAGTCTATGTTTTGTCTTGCAGCTCCTAGAATCTTGCCCTGCAGTGGATCAATAAAATCCAAAAATTCTGTAGTGGCGCTGGTGATTCTGTCGTAGAGGAAAACACTGTTCAACAGTCGCACGTCAACCACTGGTTGCTCTAGCTTGATAATTTGCCAGGCTGGTGTGTTGTTTGGGTTAACAAACACAGAGACTGAGCCGTATTCTGAACTGCTGCTGTCGCCAAGATCGCTGGCCGGTGCGCCTACTGTCAGCACGCCAGATGTATAGTTGACACTGTATCCAAACAGATCAAATTCGTTGATCTCGTTGTCGCCCAGCTGTTGACCAAACACAAAATTGCCAGGATTCAACACGCTGGGGCTGGCACTGGGCAGGAAATCAAATGTGTAAACTGCTCCGCTTTGAACTAGCACACTGAAAAACACCGTGCTGCCCACATCAAAAATAGTGGTTCCGTCGTCAAATATCTGCACCAGATACAAGGTGCCACGTGGTGCACCAACCACAAGATTTTCAGCTCCGGTGTCAATGCTGAGACTGCTGCCAAAGTTGGCAAATTCCACCGGGTATGGACTTACGATGTTTTGCACCCAAACATAGGTGTCAAAGCCAATGTCGTCAAACGCAGTGCCAACACTGCCTGGTGCCACATTGACTTTGTTGAAAGGATCTGCTGCTGCATTGTTTGTGACTGTGAGTGTCATCAATCCAGTGGAAGCACTGACCGTGGCAGTGACGTTGGGCACTGTGCTGTTTATAGCAGCGGCCAAGCCGGCCAAAGATTGATCAGGTTGTACTGGCACATCAATGTTGTTGACACGTAGAGTGTGACCATTTGTGAGTGTAGGTGCAGGGTTAAGACTGGTTATGGTGCCATAGAGTCTTGACTGGTTTACACTGCGCTCAACAATGCCACCTTTGTAAATCTGCACACTGCTGTTGGGTTCGCCCACATACAAGCTGCAATTGTTTTCACACAAATCAACTGCTGATCCAAAATTGGAGAATTCTGCCACTGTCTGTTGGTGCAACTGATCCAACAGAGTAAAATTGTTGGTTTCAATCAAGATTTCGTCACCAACGTTGACAGGTCCGTTCAAGGTGAAACCATTTGATCCATCCCAGCTGAATGTATGGACACCACCTATCACGCTGTCTGCTTCGTTGATCCAGCGTTCATTGTTGACAGTGACACCCACTGGAGCCACTGCTGCAGGGCCCAAAACTGTGAATGTTGGGTTGACAGCATCAGCGTTGACAATAAAGCGCTGAACATTGCGATCAAACACATACACTGTGCCAGCCTCAACTGCGCTGTACACTGTAGAGTCAGGCGATCCGCACAATATTTGAGTGCCGTCGGTGCTGGTAGACACGCTGGAGCCCATGCGGTCACTGGGTGTAAGTCCCGCTACCTGTAATGAAGAAACATATCTAAAATAGCTTTCGGCTCGAACAATTATTTCTGAGCCTGCTGATGGTATAGTGGTGAATGTTAGATCTAGAGTGCCAGTATTGAAAGAATAATCAATGTTGGGTCGCAGTAGCACTTCTTCGTAAAACACACTGAAACTGTCAATATTGGTTGCTGTGAAGAAATAGGTTCCAAGATTGAACACTGTCTGCAGAGCCGGCGGTGTGTAAGCAATTGTAAAAGTTTGCAGTTCACCAGTGCCACTGACACCGGTAACTGTGAGAGTGATGTCATTGACTCCGCTGACACCACCGTCAAATGCTGTTGCATCAATGGTTATGGTGTTGCTGACTGCATAGCCTGATCCGCCACCGTTTACACCAACAAAACCGCTGTCAGCCCCTGGCTGTCCAACTTGGCCGCGCACTCGCTCAATTGTGAACACAGCACCGGCGCCGCCGCCCGAAGTGGCAGACTGAGTGACTCCGTAGTAGATACCGTAATCCAGCTGTTGCTGATTGATACGTTGTATGCGAATGTCTACTCCAATAGCCGGAGCAGTAACAAAAGTCACATTCTCAAATGTGCCGTCCACAGTGTAGTCTGTGGTCAAGAATTGCACAGTACCATCAAGCGTTACCACAATCTGTGTGTCTTGATCAATTTGAATTTCGTCAGCAATATAAAAAGTGTCTGTGAAGCCGTCACCTGTGGCTATGACAAACTGATGTTCCCAATCCACTCGCCCATAGGCATGTACATTGCTGATGCCAGGAGCTCCAATGTACATCCAACGTTCGTCAGTGCTCATGGTCACGCTGTAGCCAAACTCACCTGCGCCCGGAGTTGTACTGGGTGTTGTGCCAGGCTGTGTCAACAATTGCCATTGAGCAAAGGGCACAATGCCTGGTTCACCAAGACCCGGATCTCTATAAATTACAGCAGCGTATCCGTTGTCTGCTTGAGATGCAGGGCCAAGACTGCGACTGGCGCCGGCCACGGCCCAGGTTTGATTGCCAAAATCCACTGCGTTTCCATAACCTTGCACGCCGGCAACATCCAGCGTCAACACAGCATTTACACTGTTGGGCAACGGAGTCACAGGAGTGTACTGATCACTATCGCTCTTGACATACACATATACGCCACCGTGTTGCACAGCACTTCTAGTATAAAACGGCGCACCAACCAAGAGCGCAGTGCGGTTCTGTGCCTGTGTCACACTGTGACCGTAGTTCTCATTCTGGAACGTGGTCATGGGATCAGGGTTCAACACAGTGATAGCACTGAATGGATTTTGCTTTTCAAACACAGCCCAATGACCAGTGCCGTCATCATCGGCCCAGACTCTGGCCCCAGGCTGAATTTCATTGGCATAAGGCAGATTCAACACATCGCTGGCCTGTGCCACACGCTGAGTCTGCAGTGTGAAACCAATACCGTCGCCGTCGGCCACGGTGCGATCACCCAGAAACTGAAACTCAATGTTCACTGTGGTCAAGTTCAACACAGACACCACGGTGTATACGCCATCAACTTCGGTGTCAAACTGTTTGATTATGAGTTTTTGACCTTGACTGAGATCGTGTTGACCTGAAAACACCACACGACTTGTGGTATCCAAGTTATCACACACATGAACAATGGTGCCCGGTACAGGTTGCGCACGATAGATGTTCCAATCATATTGGTTGATCTTGGCCACCCAGATACTGGTGCCTACCTCAATGTTGTCAAGGTTGGCTGCAAATTCGTCGTTGTCTTCGATATCAAAGATTGTGATATCAGCATCGTCTAGGCTGACATAGCCAGCATTGGGCAATCCAATGTCTGTGGGCAGTTCTGTAGTGACTGGCAAAAATGCCGGTGATGTCAACTTGTAGCTCTGACGCCACACCGCTCCCAGCTGAATGTTTTGGTCAGCTTCGCTGGTTTCCTGTGGTGTGGTAACTTTTACAATGCTGGGATTACTGTTGAGTAAACCACGATTCAGTCGCAATTCAACAAAGCTTCGATTGGCATTTGCACCGTACACTGCACGTTGCACTGCCCAGTTTTCATAGATGTCGTAGTCAGCAGTTTCTTTGCTGAAGTTTGCGCCTTTGAATAGTTCGGCTGCCAACACTGTGCCTTTGCTGCCCAAGAACTGTCGATAAACATTGATCTGACTAACATCATCAAGATTCAGCGCTGCCATGTACTGCCGCGGACGATAACCAATCAAGCCGTAAGACAACAAATCATTGTCTGTTTCAATGTTGGCAGAATTGATGTTGTAGCTGTTGGCCAATTGATCAGCTTTGTTGGCAATGTTTGGTAACAGTCCCAGCTGTATCTGTTCATAGTCACTTTGCACCCAGTCATTGAAGTTGAAACTGGTACTAGGCTGCACAATAGTCAGTGCGCTCCAAAAAACATTTTTGTAGCGAACAATTTCGCCCTTGGTATAAGTTCTAAGTCCGGTCCATTCTTCTACGTTGTTTTGATTGAGAATAAATCCTGGCGCATTCACAGTACCATTCCAATCAACACTGTTGACCGCAATTAGATTCAATCTACTTTGACGATCGCCTGTGGTAGGGTCATAAATTAGGTCACCAAACACGCTTTGATTGCTGAGCACAATAATGTGTTCAAACGATGTGAAATTCAATTCAGCGTAGGTAACAATTTGTTCTACCAGGCTCTGAATGGTAAAGGTATTGTCAATTCTAACAATGTTGAGATTTCTTGTGGCAAAATCCTGACTGTTTTGATCCAATAGCTGTGTTTCCACAGTCTGTGTACGGATTGAATCCACCACGGCTTTTTCTTTGGTCACCGTCAATTTGTCGGCCAAGGGGTTGAGATTGAGAATTGCTTCTAGACTCCAACCCTGCTGTGCCCAGTACAAGAATTCATAACCCATTCTAGGCCAGTCCAGCACATAACCGTTAGACACATTGGTAAAGGTTAGGCCTTGGCTTTCAAGATATTTGCCATAACTCAACAAAAAGTCAACCACAGCACTGGTGGTAGTAAACACAGTTCCGTAGGGTATCTGTGTGACTGTGGTACTGTAGAGAGTTGGTACTTGAATTTCAATGACACCAAGTGCAAAAGTCTGTAATCGTCCACCGCGACTCTGAAACACGTTGAAGAACGGTTGCAAGGTGCTGTAACCAGTCACACTATAACCGCCGCTGCCAGTTCTTTGTATTGTTACACTGCTGTAAACAACCTGTCCAAACGGCTGATTTTTGTAAACAAATAAATCGTAGCTTTCGTCTGGAATCACCAACGCGGTGTTGGTAGAACTAGGACTGCTCTTTTCTGTAATAATCTTGATGTATTGCTTGTCACTGAAGCTGGCCATGCGATAGCATAGACGCACATCAAGATTGGTCAAATCTGCAGTCAGCGCATCAGTGCTGTTGAGTCCAGACACTCGGTTGTAATCAACTATCCAGTTTATGTAACTGGCCTTGCTGACACCGTTGCCGTACACTTGTATGCCGTTGGCATCTAGACGATATCTGTTGTCATAGAGATACTGCTGATAGTCAAGATTGTATCTGTAACGATCGCGGTCAGCAAACAGTGCAAAGAACTTTGCGGTGCGAGTCAGGGCCAACAGTCGCATCACTGCAAATGGATAAGCACTGCTGTTCCACCACGAAGCTTCTACTGGGCCGCCATCGCCCACAGCCCAACTCTTTTGGAACTGTGTTTCATTAAAGAAGCCCATGACACTGAGGTTGGGCGGCGACAATTCGCCTTCGCTACCGGTGGGAATAATTTCTGTTAGACCTGGTCTAGCATAGGCTGGCAAGTAATAAGGCAACACAGGATCAGCCACGTATCCTGCTTCAAGATCATCCCATAGCACCAAGTTGTCACTGGTGTAGGGAGCAGGACCATAGCGGTCTTCCCACCAGGAGGGTTCAATGCTGAATCCCAGCATTTCCCAAGGAGTGTATTGCGGCTGTTGTGTGTCGTAGGTAAATCTGTAGATTCCTCGCCAACCGCCCAACAATGGTTGATTATCTAAGCGATTCTGCGCACTACTGTAATTGTATGTGAATGTGTTGTTGACATCAAACTGCTGTGTGCGGAAATCCAGTTTGTTCCAACCACAATAACTTAGAAAATCTTGACCCAAGATGTTGTTGGTTTCTTGATAGCTGAATCCTGTGTCTCTAAACTGACCAGGTTGGACATCTGCCACGGTCAAGGGCACGGGGTTGCCGTCCAGTTTTAGATTGTCATAGACTCGTGTTTCAAACTCCAACAATATTTGATCACGAAGATCTCCATACAGCGGCGTGGTGCTGCCGTCGTGTCCTAGGGTGGCAGATACAATGGCGTTGCTGGTTTTGATAGACACAATGCCCGGCTGCCAGGCAGGATACAGTCCCAGTTTGGTAGGTGTGTTTGGAACAAAACTGCCATATGTGTGCGAATATTCATTTATCAATATCACATCGCCAGGCACCAAAGGGATGTCAATGGTCACACGCGGGCCATCTGTGGCCACTGTGTAATCAACTCCGCGAGTGAGTAGCACACTGTTTAGATATATCAGCAGCCCAAGGTAGTTGCTTGATTCAAAATTGTACACTTGCACAGTGTCAAACACTGGTTGGGTGGTAAACCCTACTTCATAACTGTTGCTGTAGTTAGGAATACCAGAAGGCAGCATGTCGCTCCAATAGAACGGCTGCGAATCAACTTTGCCAAGTGTGATTTCTTGTATGGCATCATCAAGAATTTGACCACTGGTCTTGAAAGAGATATTTTGTCGCAGCACAGCATCCATCAGTTGTGCTTTGTATTTGAGATATTCCTGACTGTTGTATTTTAGAGCAGCAAAAATATTGTATTCTTTGCTGCGCATGAAGTAACCTGCAAGAGTCAACGGTGCACTCTGCTGAAGTATGACCAAACCATAAGGCACAAGATTGCCAAGGTCACGTGTGTTGTTTGCACCGTTGACTGGGCCAGTCAAGGTTGTTAGATTTTCACAAATGCTTTGGTAGTGAGTTCTCACCGTGCCCAAGGTAAATCTAGGGCTGTTGGCATTGAGTGGATTGCTTTCAAGATTGATGGGAACCTGATAAAAAGCAGTTGTACTGGTTTGATCACTCAGTACCAAGACCTCAATGATTTCATCCGGAACATAATCTTGCAGAAGATTGATTTCTGTTGTGGTGGCTGTGGTAGTATAGCTGTATTGGCTGGCTGGCAAGAACTGTGCGCCAACATAGATCTTGATCACCGGCACAGCACTGGCAACTTGATTGTTGGCTGCTACATCCAGAACCAAGGCCTGATTGTTAAAATTGAACCTAAACTGTTGATAGGTTTGACTATCAACTATGGCGTTTTGCCAACCAATCAGTTTCTGGAATGTGGTGCGAGTAGCATACTCTCTAGCAGCGCCGCTGCTGATGTCCAGTGTGACACTGGCATTGTCTACCACATAAACAAAACTGTCAACATATAGATTGTTTTCAAAAACAATGTCGCCTACGTTTTCAATGTTGAGATATTCCAGTGGGAACTGCAACACTGGATCTACCAGTGTGGTATCGCTCACTGCATAACTGAACAGTTTGCTGCCTGTGAAATTTGATGATTGATATTTGGCAGTGTCACCAAAACTAACACCTTCGCCATCGTATACATTGAACAGTGGTGCCTGCTGTATTGCGGTTTTTTGTTGTGCCTCTATCCAATCTACCCCATCGTACCAGTATGTTTTGCCTTGAGTGGTATCGCCTTCAAGAATCACCGTGGATTGATCCAACAACACATCGCCATCAGTGGCCAGTGTTAGATTGATAATGGGCTGCGCGATCAAGGGGGTTTGAGAATCAGGAATAACAAAACTCACAACATAAATTTTGTTGCGTACTTCACTGTCGTTGTCAGCAGCAAAAATTACACGAGTTCCCTCAACAAAAGTATAACCATCCACTGAATAACTTGTGGAACCTTCAATATTGCTGAACGCATCTGTTTCTTCAAAATCAATTATGTCTACAGGCTGTTTGCCCTGTGTGCCCATGTTCCACAGTCTAAGTCCTGGTCTAAACTGCAAAATAGGACGTTTTGCGCGATAGGTATTATCAAGCACGGCCACTGTGTCATTGTAAGTGGCTGTGGCATTGATCACATCAATGTGGAACCATCTGTTGCTGCGTGTCCAGGCATTGAGATCTTTGCTGGCTCTGTCAATGGTTAGATAATCAAGATCTTCTGGCTCAATGGCCACGGTGGTTGTGTCAAAGTCTGTGGCATAGAGTTCGGGCACCACAAAATCAGTCACAGGCAATAATTCAATTGCTGTGCCAACACCGGCCACATAGTATTCTCTGTTGCTGATAGCCAACGCCGTGGCATTACCAGTGCCGTTTTGCAGCACTGTGGTTGCACCTCCGGGTTGAGAACTTACAGTGAACTTGATACCGCTGGCAGCGATAGATCTCACAAAATAATTTTGTCCTGCTACCAATCCACCCAGTGTTGGTGAATTAAACACAATGCGTTGACCCACGTACAGTTGATCAGTGTCATCAGTGGCTGTGATATAGTTGGTGCCGCTCTCAGTGGCTGTATAGTTGATCGTGGTGGTGTTGCTGCCAAAACTGGCAGGAGATACATCACCGGTAAATTTGACTTTCAATCCATTGGTGAACACAATGCCATTGGGACTGGTATAAGTTTTTTGACCCAGTATTTCATCAATGAATATGGTGTTGATCTCGTTTTGTTCTACCAGGTTGATACGACCAAATATGTCAGGATCAGTACCGTCTTGATAATACAAAACATCTTGTGCCGCTGACAGCAGAGGTATAGGTAAAATAAACCCTGTGGAATCCTTGTACCATTGAGTGTTTGAATACTCTGCACCAAACTTGATTGACCATTTCTCCAAAGGTGCAATGTCAGTGATTTTTTGCAGAGTGATGTATTCTACATCATCGGTGGTAGTGTAGTTAATCTGCCAGATTTGATAACGATCTTCGGGGGGAACTGGCACCACTTCACTGAATGTGGTGGTATCAAAACTGCCAATGAGACCGTTGTTGGCAACACTTTCCACCAGTGGGTCAAACAGCGAAACCACTTCCCAGCCGCCTGCTTCGGTTTCGGTTTCTGGGTTGGTAAACACCAAGGTTCTTTGATTGAGATCTGTGATACCATCAATGCCGCCATAGGTGTCTATAAACTGTGCAACTGGTATGTTGTTGATCTGACGGAATTGCAGAGTTGTCAAAAGATCAACAGCAGGGATAGGAGTGAGATTGTAATAAAAACTTTGCCCGTCTTTGTAAGGCACGTTGAAGGTCACTACACCAAGATCTTCGCCATTGTTGAGCACGCCAAAAACATCTCGGCTGCTGATGTTGGGAGTTGATGGCACTGCTCCGCTGACTCCAGGTGCGGTTTGAATCCAAAATCCTGGTCCGGTGCCTGGTGTGCTGTCTACAATATTGAACTGACCTTGCATGGCAGCTCGGTTGCCAGCAATGTAGTACAGTGTGTCTGGTGCGTCGCGTGGCACAGTAAATGTTACCAAACCAGTACTGGAACCATTTCTCAATACACCGTCGTTGTAGGCATCAACTGAACCAGTCACTGGTTGAGTCTTGATCCAGAATGGGAACACACCATTCACAGTGATGTTGAATACGTAGGTATTGCCTCGTGCTAGAGTAAGACTGGGATTGCGTTGACCATCAATCACATAGGCAGTGTCAGTGCTGTTTTTGACACGAAAGTTAACAGTTTCTTTGTCGTTTTGCGCCACTGAAAAAGTGTAGTTGCCACCACGCACAAGATCAATTGTGGGATTTTCTCCGCTGACTCCAGCAAAGGTATAGACACCGTTGGCTCGAGTAACTTCAAAATTGGCACTGATGGGGATACCAGTAGCACTTGCACTCACAGCATCCGGACCGTTTGGTAGCCAAAAATACTGACTGAAATTCACAAACGTGTCAAAATCTACAAACGGATCCCAGGTGTAGTATTCGCTTTGGTATAGTCGGTCAGGTCTAGTGCCTTGGCCACCCTGGAAAGTGATGGCATCATTGAGTCCAGGATAGGTTATGGCATCACGAATGATGTCTGTGTCTGGTTGTAGACTGATGACACCGGGTTCAAGTTGATAATTGGTACGAGTTTGATCAATTTCAACCACATAACGGTCATTGGGGTTGACACCTGGACCAACACGACGACCAATAAAGCCTTGAGTGTTTTTGAATCTTGGTTCTTGAACCAACTGATCAAGTGTGGCCGCTAGAAATTGACGATTGGCGTCGGTTTGGAAAATCTCTGGAAGAAAATCTACAGTTTTTACAGTTGCCATTAGATTACTCCACTACCTGGTGCTGTGCGTAGGTTAGTGCTGGTCAATGCTTCAATTACCTCAATGTTGTCAATTGTTGCTGCATTGACAAAAATTTCACTGGGTGTTGATCTAATTTCATATAGATCGCCAAAAAACTTTTGAGTGTCAAGAGGAACCAACACCACTGAACTAATTATGCTGCCTAGTTCTCTATGGAGGTACGCTGCTAGTTCTGAAAAGAAAAATGTGTCACCAAAGTTCCACTTGTCAATGCTGAAATAATCATTCATGGCTGCTACCACCGAACTCTTGATTTCGCTGGTGCTAGCTGTTGATCCCTGTGCTCTAATAACCTTGATAGTGGCACGCAATTCATTGGCTGCCTTGGCTCCAAACAAAGGTTTGAATATTACTGAGTTTAGAATGATGTTGTCACTCAACATCTTGTATTCTTGCAGGCCTTGATATTCAGTGCTTAATTCATCAATGGTGGGCACTGGTGGTTCAGGCACAGTGCCAGTGGTGTCTCGAATCCAGTTTTGATAGGCTGTGTAATAGGCCTGTGTGACCACATAGAGATCAATGATGTTGGTTGTACCTGGATCAATTCTTGCACTGAGTGGCGCATTGTGACGATACTGATAGTATAGTGCCTGCCTTCCGGTGCGAGCAATGTAACCAGACACCTCATTGAGAGTTCGCACTCCGGCTGCATTGATCAACAGTTCATAGAATGTGCCTTGCGAGTATGCATAGAACACTTGGCCTGGTGACCATTCAGTTTTAACCAGCTCCAATGCATCCAGCGTGGGATAGTCACTGTTGACCACACCTGGTTCTGTCAGCAAGTATCTCTGCAGATTGTCAAAGTCAATGGTTTGTTGTAGGAATATCAGTTTTTGATTGGCATTGACACTTGGTGCCACAATTTCGTCAAAGAAATCAGGGTTGTCAGGCACACCATCGTTGTCAACATCGCGGAATCCCACCAACACTTGAAAATCGTCTACATAGCCATCGCTTTCAACTGGCTGTCCTGTAATGGTGACAGGCACGTTGCCAGACAGAGTTTGGGTGCTGTCTGGCTTGGTGTTCACTGCTAGAATGTTCACAAAGTCCTTGATCACAGTGCCTGTGCGGCTGTCATAGATCTGCTGGTCTTCGTAGAAGAAAAATCTGGTCTGTAACACCGATCCAAAGTTGTAGGCTAGTCCGCGGAATGTGATTGTGTAGCTTTGATTTTGCACCACAAACTGCACCAGCCACGATGCATCTTGATTAGTGCCTGAAGTAGACCCTGCATTGGCAAGACTGAAGGGAGCGTCTTGATCAAGATTGGTACTGGTAATCAAATACCAGGTGTAAGGAGTGCCAGTGATTGTGCCATCGTTGTCATAGCCAATACCAAAGTTTCTAAACAGCAGAATCTGTTCAGCCATGGCAGTTTCAAGACTCAAGGGCAGATCAGTCACAAACAAGGGAATGATACTGTCAACGATGGCTCCAGTGGGCACAAAGTTGTTTAGAGTTATTGGACCAACACCGTTGGCTAGATTGCCAAGTCCGTTGTTGTCTCCAGTACCTGCCACGGCCTGGGGACTGGCCCAGATTGAATTTTTTTGATTTTCAGCTGTGGCAGTGCCTATCTGAAGTTTGTTGTTTTCGTCAAAGTAATAGCCGGTTGGTGCCACAAACTTGATGAGACTGCCCACCACCACATACTTGAACACTGTGCTGGTTGTGGGGCCTACTGGAATGGGCGATCCATTGGGCCATTGCTGACTGAATGTGGCATTGCGGAAAAATCCCGTGGTTTCGTTGGCCAGTGTGGTGCTCTGCTGCCAAGTGAAGCCAGCAGTGGCACCGGTGTTGACTGACTGTCTTGGAAAGTTCGCATAATAAAACTGTTGCAAAGTGCTTTCTGCCAACTGTGGTTGTACCTGGTTGGTGATGGCATCTGCAATTTCATTGCGATTAACCCAACTGAAAAGAATTGTGGGTGTTACATCTTGGCGCCACAGAGCACCGTCACTGCCAAAGGTATTGGTTGAACTGTATTTGCCTGTGTTGTCCACAAGGTCAAGATAGCGACTGGTACCAATACTGGCTCTGTTCAAGGCCTTGCTCTTGAGAATTGAGCTGTATTGAGTGTAGGGAAACAGATTGTAATCTTCACCGTTGACCATGCGGTCTTGAGTGTAGTATCGGGCCGGAGCTCGCTGTTTGATCTGTTCCAAGGGTTCACGTGCCTGGCTGTTGCTCACAGGCTGAGTGATACCACAGGTAAATGTAATGGTTTCAAGATTGCCGCTGCGGCTGATGTAGCTGATAGACAACTGCACGTTCTGCATTTCTGCAGGATTTATGATGTACTGCAAACCGTTGCTGGCTCGCACATAGGTACGGAATGTGCCCACAGGTATTTCACTGAATACACCATCGCCAAATATCAAGGTGATTTGATCATTGGTGCGAGATGTTACAGAAAACAGCGGACGCAGACTGGTGCCTAATTGTTCGCCTGCGGCGGTGTAGATGTTTTCACTGTATTCCCACTCCCGACTCACATTGCCCACGTTGTCAAGCTGAAACAACCAAAAATCTTTGTTGTTGATGCCTTCAATGTTGATGTTGACTGTGCGATTGCTGATGCGTTCTGCTAGATTGAAATCTTGATTCTGCAGCACGCCTTGCTTGAACATGAAAAAGTATCCGGTATTTGCGCTGGCAAATCCCAGACTGTCGTTTCTGAACAGAATGTTGAAAGGTTGATTGGCCTGGGGCGAAGGCTCATACAAAAAGTTTGCACCTTCGCTGGTGGATGTCACTGCTTCAAACGGCATCACTACGCCGTCCACAGTGGCATTGTAGGGCACCACTGGCAAAAAGCCTGGCACAAGATTGATCCCGTACTCGTCGGTTCTAATACCTAGAATGTTCTGGCGATTGGCTGGTCTGCCCACACGCTGAGTGTCAACCAAGGCTGCGTTGAGTATGGCAGTGAACTGTTCTTGCCAGTCAGGGTTTGTAGGGTCAGCCCAGTTCACCGTGAAGTTGGCAAGGTTGATGCCTTGATAGTCAAACACGTTTTCTGTTGTAACAACAGAAAACACCTTGAGAAAGCCCTCGGCTGCAATATTTCTCTTGGCAGTGTAGCTCACAAGATTGGCCAATTTGACCACGCTGTCTCTACGCTCTGCGGTGTCAATGTAGTTTTCTCTGGTGTTGAGATCTGTTCTAAAAGCCAGAGCCTGACCCATGAAAGCAATGACGTCCAGCAGGGCAATGAATTCTGAACTTTCAATGTAGTCATTGAAAGTTTCTGGATAGTACAGACGGAGATAATCTACAAAACTCTTGCGCAGAGTTTCAAAATCATAACTTTGGAAGTCTGCTTCGCGATAGGTTTGATAGATTTGTTTCCAATCTTCAACACCAAATATAGCAGTTTGTCGTGTGGTAATTGCCATTTTCTAGCCTCTTTTTTTATTTATCGACGGCGAAAACGGCGCAGTTATACGTAGGTGGCTGATCTGGATGTGAGATCAAAAAATATTGCCAAGCGTTCTACATCTGTGTTGGGCACAATTTGCAGTTCAATCTGTATCAAGATGCCATTGTCTTGCGGGAATACCTGAGCGTCGCTGATATAGACTCTTGGGTCAGCACCGGCCACTCGCTGTATTTCGCGATTGATTTCCAGCTGTAGGTCTTCCACTTTGTTCTCAAACAAGAAATCCCAGATCACAGTACCATAGCCCGGACGACCCGGTAGTGCCCCTTGGCGAATATTGAAGGCATTGATTAGGTCACGTTTGATCAGATCATCGCCGGTCAAGGTGAATTTCTTGAACTGATTTATAGTGTTGAATCCGATATAGGTCTGTGCCATTGTGTGCTACCTCTTTGTACTTATTCTAATCAGGCTGTTTGGAGTCTAACAATTCGCAAACATATTTTGTTAGCGGTTTGTCTTTTGACCAGTCTAGTAGCCATTTTTTATCTTCCACTCAATGCTGCTCGGTTAATTTCTGATTGTATTCTAATTCTTTCTTGAATTAACATCCTTATTTTTTCACGATTATCTTGCCATTCTTTATAAATTTTTTCTGCCTCTGGGCTTTCATCTCCATATCGCGCTTGTGCTGCCTTATATTTTTCTCTTAATGTCACATCATTGGCTTTTGCAGACTCTAAATCTTGTATGATTTGTTTTTGCTCTGCTTGTAACTGTTCCTTAGATTGCGGCGCAGGGGGATCATATACCGGTTCCGGTACCTTGTCATTGCCCACAATTCTAGCACTGGCAGCATTTACTGTGTCGCGATTTACTGTGGCCACAGCTGGCACTGGTGTTTCTTCTGCTTTCCAAGCTTCTGGCAATTTTTCCTTTGTATAGGTAACCGCATAGGCACTGTTTCGAACTGTGTTGTCAAATTCTGCCTTTACTGTCCCGTTGGGGTCATTGGGTATGGGTTTTTCTTTGAAGTAGGCAGCAGCGGCCTGTATGCCCTTGGCCGCTGTGAGTGCCAAGGCTGCTGTGGTTATAGCATCTGAGCCGCCGCCCACGGCCAAGCCCACTGCTGCTAGGCCAGCTAAACCCTGCACCATGGTGGTTTGTTGTATTTTGCTTTGCAGTTTTTCATTGGCCAGCATGTCGTCCAAACTGTTGATACCGTCTTTGCCGGTCCAGGCCGCAGGACTTTTCAGTATGCTAACCGGCGTGTTTGCTGCATTGACCAAGGCTGCATTGCCTGGTCTAACATAACCAGCCGACTCAAGTTGATTTATAGTCAATCCATATTTGCCTAGACCCTTGCTGTTGCTGACTGCACCTGCGGGTTGATTTACGTCATTGCTGACCTGGGCTAAGGCTCCAGTGGTCTGACTCTGATTCATGCCACCTATGCCCAACAAAGCGGTGGTACCTACTGCAAAGTCTCCCACGGTGATACCATTGCCCAAGGGCACACTGCCCAGCACCTGACCAATCTTGGTCACAGCAGTACCCAAACTGCTGCCAACTTTGCTCACAGCACTCACAAGTCCTTTGCCCAAAGACTTCACTGCATTGCCCACACTTCCAGCCAACTTGCCCAAACCTTGGCCCAGTGTTTGTCCTGAGGTAGCAAAATTTTGTGCTGCTCCGGCCTGCGCCGAAGCTAGGCCCTGCGCTGCCTGAGTGTTGGCTGACAGAGTGTCGCCAGGTTTTAGTCCAACTAAACTGCCTGTGGCAGCCTGTTGGTCAAAAATAGCACGAGCCTGTTCAGGTGATATGTCGCTGCGAGCGGTTACTGTGTATGATTTGCCGCGACTTTGAAAGGTATATTTGCCCATGGCAGCCTTAACCTTGAGCTATAATTTCCACACCAGCAGGCACAGGAACAGCACCAGGCGGAGGACCTGGTTGACCTGTTTCAAACGCAACGTCAACGTCAACACCTCGATTGTGATAGGGATAAGGTTCGTGCGTGGGTGCTCTAGATACAATGCTGGTCAATGCGTTTTCCTGTGCTTGCCATCCGGTGCTGTTGTTGAATGAAGTATCATCAAACAGGGTTTTTGTGATGGGGTTGGGAGTCTGTACTTTGTCTGCTGCAGGTCCATTGAGATCTATAGCTCCGGCCTGCAGTTTCATGGCACTACCAGCACCCCAAGAACCTGATGCACTGTTAAGAGTCAATGTGCCGTCGGCCTTGACACCTATGGTATCTTTGGAATATATTGTGAATTTGTTTTGTGAAGTGATTATGGTGTCAACCATGCTTTCAAGGTGCATGTTCTTTTCGCTCTTGATGTTGACTTCACGGCCAGCAAACATGTTGATATCACGGTCAGCATGCAGATTTATATCGCCTTTGGTGCGAATGTTTACACTGTTGCTGCTGTAAATGTCCACAGTACCTTCTACGCCAAACTCCAGCCATGTCTGTCCATTGGCATGTGTGATGTAAAAGAAATTACCACTGTCGCTCATGGTAATTTGATGACCCTTGGATGTTCTCAAACGAATCAACGCATTGTCACCGTCAAGGTTGCCGTCGTCCATGACAAAACTGTGACCACTCACCCGGCCAATCACATTTACATCTTGAGGTTTGACTTCGCCTGCATCAATTTTTTTACGAATGTCATTGGGCTTGAGACCACCTTGGTAGATAGGAATACCTGGAGTGCTGATTCCAAACACCGTGCTAGGACTTTCACGCTGACTGCTGGAAGTGATAGGGCCACGCTCAATGTCTTTGATAAGACCTTGTTGGAACATGGCCTGTGCTTGATAACTGTGTATTGGCCGAGTGCTGTCCCAAAATCTTGGATCGTTATAGAAAGCATCATTGTTGACGTTGATTTCACTTACAGGCAAGAGTAGCGCACCTTCAAAGTAAGCTTTCTGGTTAGCGTTGGCCAACTCAAACGAACTGGAGGCGCCAATGGCAGGAACCATGTGTCCCACGGTTTCGTCTGGGGCTACACCAATGTAATAACCTAGACTGCGATCACCATTGACAAATATACAAATTACAGTCACCCCTACGTCAGGTGGAGTGAACCACATGCCATAGCTGTTGGGATTGCCTGGATAGGTGCCTACAGAATCAGTGCTGCCAGTGGTTGGTGGTGGTGGGGTAGACCCAAAAAACGGCGGCATGTAACTCACCGTGGTCCACTTGCTTTCGTCTTGCATCACACTGTAGGGATCAGTGGTGCTGATTTGATTGGCTGGACCGTTGAAAGCCGGAATAAACACACGCAATCTGCCGCTGCGGGTATTGTCATAGGTGCTCATGACAATGCCGGTAAACGGTCCAAACTCGGTGGGCACACCCCCGCGATCAAATTTGTAATTGCGTGGTCTACCTCTACTGCGTTGTGTAATTTCTGCCATGGTTGTGTTTAACTTTCTCTTGCCATTTGTTGTGCTTGACGTAGATCAAGACGTGCGCGGCCCAATGCTCGATCATTGGCCAACGACCTTTGTTCCCAATTGGCAAGAGCCTCGCCGGTGAGAAACTGTCTGCCACCACGAGCCGAACCAAATTCTTTCTGCAAAGCTGCTTCTTCGGCTTCCAGTCTTGCAACATTGGCCTGCAGAGCACCAAGATTTGGAGGCGGACCTTTGGGAGCATTGCTGGCATTGCTGGCCACAGAATTGTTGGTGCCATCTGTGGCTGGCTTGGGCGGCGGCGCTGGTCTTAAATCTAGTCCTCCGGGGGTAGGGGCAGCAGCAGTCGTTGTTGGTACAGCATTGTTACTGACCGCAGGCTGTGACACTGCTCCGTTGTTGTATGTACCGCCCCGCACAGCCGCGGTGTTGTTTACTGCATTTTGTGCAGCATTTTCACGTTGCACTGAGGCTGTACCAACACTGCCATAGCCACCGTTGATAAATCCGCCGCCACCACTTGCGCTAGGCGTTAATGGTCCTGTTTCAACGTCGCCCTGTCGCTGGAACAGGCTGGTGGGTATGAGATATGCAGCGCCTTCTAGAGTCTGATAGAAACTGCCTTTGGTAAACTCACTGATCACACGTTTGCACAGATAGATGCGACTCTGGAACGGGTTGCGATTGCGTGTTGGATCATTGCGATAGGGATCTGCTACGCCAGTGGCTGTGTCGTAGTCTACTGGCTTCTGCCAGGCAATCTCAAACAGTACATCCTGATTTTCAAAAGCAATGGTTCCGTCGGGCAAGAAACCTTCTGCTAGGCTTGTGCCACTGAACAATTGATTGTTTGGTGCTCGCACCACACTGCCTTGAGCTATCCAGGCTGGGTCTCCCAGGATCTTGATTCTTACTTCTCTTAGATCTCCTGGTGAATACAATTGTTCGGCAAAGTTGGCTGCGATTTCCAGTTGTGGTCCACTGCCACCTGCTGAATTTTCTAGGCTGCGAGGAAAATAAACATAGTTGGCTACGTCCAGCAAATTGAATGTGGCATTCTCAAGACTGTTGTCACGTGCGCTGTCAATTTCTTGACCGGCTGCTGATCGACCGCCGCTGACTGTGAATTGATACAAGGTGTTGAGATCTTCCTTGTAGTCTAACACAGCGGTATTTTGTCCTGTGAACCAATATGGGTATCGTTTGACCACACCTGTAAAGGCCGGACTCACAAAGTATCTGCTGACAACATTTTTCACTAGGCGGCTACCAATGCTGTACACAATACGATAAGCATAGTCGTTGCGTTTGACATCCCAATCCAGCGGTTCAGCATGCATGGCTATGGTAAACCATTTTAGTGGAGCGTTGCTGCGATTTTCGTTGGGCTTTGCCTTGCCATTCTCGTCGTATATCACCAGGCTTTGATTGCTGATGTAGGTACTGTTTCTGATCATGAGATCTATCACTTGCACTATGCTGGTACCAGCTACAATGGGCTGGCTTCTGGTCTTGAGATCAACATAGCCACGATCAGGATTAATGGTGCCAGGAGTGGCCTTGGCAGAGGCTGTTCTTTTCTTGACAATGTCTTTGTCCAACAACTCCAGTCTTGCACTGTACAACTCACCAGCATCATCACCGATGAATCTGATGTCATACACATCGGCCTGATCAAATATTCCTTGTTTCACTAACTGCTGTTGAGCATCGTTCAAGGCCTTGACCAATCCTCGATTTGCCGTCAGTACATTTGTGGGAGCCGCTGCGGTGTTGGGGTTGGCAGCACCAGTGGTAAAGGCCACGCCATTGGTGGACCTGCCTTCTTGCTGCTGTGCTGGAGTGTTGATGTTGGTGGTATTGGAAGCCCCGGGCTGGGCGGCTGTCCCGCCAGCTGGTACAGAACTTACATCGCCCACTGTGCCGCCTAGAACGTCGCCCACACTTTTTGAAGCCAACTCTATGTCTGCAGGGACAGTGCCACGTCCCACATAATTTGCTTTTAGTTGCCCCACTGGTGCACATTCCCAGGTGTAGGTCACCAACGTGTTGCCCACGCTGAACTTTATGCCTTTGATCTTGAACGGAATAAACCGTTCAACTATTGCACCCTGTTGACTCACACCTTCTTGATCCACGGTGCCGCCAGTGACCTGTACCTGCTTGCCATCTTTGTCATAACCGTAGAATCTAATCACCATGAGATACTGAGCCGCAGCATAGTTCACAGGTTTGCCCTGCAGCTCTGGTGATCTAAAATCAGCCACGGCCTGAGCCAATCTGTCAATCAAGGTTATCCCTGTGGGCTCTACCACTGTGAAAGTCATGTTCAAGGCAAGATGTGCAGCGCCAGTGGCTTTGCCTTGCACATTGTTGTCTAGAGTGATTGAATCTATGTAGAAGTCGTCTGTGAAAAATCTGCTGCGATTCAATCCATCATTGACACCAGTGGTGCTGGTTTCTCCGTTAACTGTGGCTGAAACACTGCCGGTGAAGTTGGCCTGTGCTCCGCCGCTTTGAAACAGCAGTTGCATGCCGGCCACATTCTTGTTGGCACTCTGCAATAGCTGTAGGTACTGTGCTTCAGTCATGAGATACACCGAAGCCGAATAGCTGTAGCTGCTGTAGGCATCCAGCACATTGGGCTGCGGTTTGATTCGGAATTTTTTCCAGTATTCTTCGGTCTTGGGCTGAGAGGTCGTGGGCTGCTGTTGATTGTTGGAGGGCAACACACTGTCGTCCCCGGTTCTCAGTCGAGTTGCATTTTGGGATGTGGCCAATGCTGGATCTGGCGTGGCAATGTCTTTGCCCTGAGCCAGGGCCAGCTCAACTGCATTTCTAGGACCATTGCCGGGTGCAAACGGAACAGGTACAGGTGTGTTGGCCATGCTAGAATCCTAGTGTGGCTTTGAGTGTGGCCAGTTTGGGAAGGAATATCACAGTGCCCACCGTGAAATCCAAGGGCGGTGCCTGCAGAGTATTGGGATTGCGTTGGTAGAATACCCACCACAGTGACCCTGATTCATAGAGGTCAAATGCCAAGAGATCCGGTCTGTACTGATAGGTAGCATTGATTTCAAACTGTAGGTCGTCGTCCTGTTTGGGAATAGGGCGATTGTCCATGACATCAAGAAAAAACTGTGAATATGTTGTGGTGTAGTAGGGACTACGACTGTCATATGTGGCCATTACCAGTAACCTCCCTTGATCAAGTCACCATTGGCAAACTGTTTGAGACTGAACTGAGTGCTGATCTGTTGTCGTGTTTGCACTGGTATCAGTGTGATGTCAATTTCCATGCTGGTGGGCACATAGGTTGCCATGGCTGTGTTGTTGATGTTTTGTTCCAAGGGTGGCGGTGCTGGTGGATTGGGCTGCGCTCCCTTGGGCAAGCCGCCTTTCACTGCATTTAGCAAGCGGCGCAATCCGGCCAACTGATTTCCTAGAAACGGCGCTTCACTGACCTGTCGGCGATTCAACAGACTTTGTCCATAGTTGTTGGGCGCAATAGCTCGGATATAGTCAACTTCTGTGGGCAGGTTGTAGGTAAAAGCCGACACCACACAGGGATGATTCATGAACTGATATTCGCCAAAACCACGCAAGTAAACCAAGGGCGGAGGTGTTCCGCGCTGAGCGTCTTGACCATAAAACATCTTGGTCACACTGCGGAAAAAGTGTATCACTGCCAAGAGATAGTTGGCTTCCGAGGTATCTTGTGCTGTAAACTTGGCTCGGATTTGCACATCGTCAACCTGACTGCTTTTGTAAAAAAGACCGCGAAAGTTGCTGTGTATGAGATTGTAGCTTTCATAACTGGCGCGATAAGCAGTTTGAATACTGGGCGTGTAGGGAAATATCACGCCGTTGCTGTTCTGCAACGGTTTCAAGATGCCCACGTCGTTGGCTGCCACAGTGTACAAATAATCACTGTTGGAGGCAAGTTGTAACCTTACTCGCCAATCCCCAACCTGAGGATTTTTTTCTAATGCCTGTCTTACTGCCTGCTGATTTGCATTTTGTTTTGCTGCCGCAACTTGGGTGTTAAATCCGTTGCTGATGGCCAGTCTTTTGCTGTTTTCAAGAGCAGCAGTGGAATTAGGCGGTGGTGGTGGGGTGGGCACACTCACAGGATTGCGTGTTATGGTGCCCACAACATTGGCATTGGTTTGAGCTGCAAAGGCCTCACCAACATTGCTTGGTGCTTTTATTGCACGCAAAATATTGACGTTGGTTTGCTGAGTGGTGTAGCCAGTTTCGTTGCTTGGTACGGGCTGCGGTGATCTTGTGGGTTCGGCCATAGTAATGTTCCTCTATGTTATTTACTCGGATTTTAAACGGCACAGTTTAAGAAAAAGGTTGACAGCAGTTGCAAAAATGCTACAATAAGTATTCATTTAGGAGACGTCCCACTGTATGACAACCCCGGTACCCAAGAGTTCGCCCAAGGTGAACTATCTCAATAATCGTGACATTCTCAAGGAAATTCACCTCAGCAAAAACAGTTATTGCTGGTATCAAGATCGCGATCTAGATCATCAATTTGACATCATTCTGTCCGGTGTTGATCGCATCAATCAACGCACCGTAGCCGAAGCTAGACGCAATCGAGCTGATCGCATCAAACGCGAAACAGGTGTGATTGTTGACCCTAAGAAAATACCCAACACAGACATTGTGTTTAGAATTGTGACGTGGGCCCACATACCCAAAGCGCCAAAAAAAGTCAGCAAGGCCGAACTCAAGCGACGCAAACTGGAAGATATTCTAGATCTTGACGAAAGTGATCAAGACGATGGGCTGCAAGAGCTGTTGGATCAACCTGTGCTTGATCTCAATTATGTGCGTTTGAACTTTCCGCCTTTTGAACATTATCGCATCACCGAGGATCGCGAAACTGTCTTGGTAGGTCGCAGTCATTGGCAGGGCGATCTTGAGTCTGGGGGATTTTGCAGAGATCATGGACAGATGACCAAAAAACTGGCCATGATGTTCATGAAGCTGTGCGAACGCTATGCCACACGATCAAACTGGCGCGGTTACACCTACAACGAAGAAATGCGTGGCCAGGCTCTGTTGCAGCTCAGTCAGATTGGCTTGCAATTTGATGAGTCAAAGTCACAAAACCCATTTGCATATTACACAGCAGCCATAACCAATAGTTTTACTCGCATACTCAACATAGAGAAAAAGAATCAAAGCATACGCGATGACATACTTGAACTCAATGGTCTAAATCCTTCTTGGACACGACAAAATGCCGGTAAAACTTCAGCGGATGTGTCAGGGCCAGTTACATCCATTGACATGAACTAGTCCCACATGATACTAGTGGTGGGAGACACCAGCGAAACACTGGCCAATTGGTGCAGGCACGAATTTGGTTCCAGTGTTTTGCTTGACAGTTCAAACTGGCAACAGGCACAGTGTGATCAGGTGTATCACACTGGCTTGGGCGATCTTGATTTTCATCAACTCAAGTCTGCGTGTTTGTCTGCATCCAGACTGATCTACTGTGATCTAGTGCCCTGGACGGACCAAGCAGCCAAACGCAAAACTCAACAACTGCTGAATCATGTGCGCCATTTCCGCACTGTTGAAAATTTTCAACCACCGGCCAGTCAACAACAGCTCATGGGGTTTGTGCCCCAGGCCAGTGCCGGTAACACTGTATGGGCATTTGGCTGTAGTCACACCGCAGGTGAAGCATTGCTGTTGCCAGAACGTCAGCGTTACGCTGCCTTGGTGGCTGATCAGTTGGGAATGAAAAACACAGTTGTGGCCAAATCAGGCATGAGCACTCGTTGGAGTCTCAATCACATTCTGCAGACTCAATTCAAGCCCAACGACATTGTTATCTGGGCCACTACCAGTGCCGAACGTGTTCGGCGTACCACGCAGGGTCTGGCACAAGACATGATGTTGACCGAAAGTGATAGAGCCGCAGTGTCTTACTACAACGATGATCAACTGTTGTACGAACATCTAGAGTTTATTCACATTGGTGCAACACATCTTGCTCAACACAATACCAAATTTGTTTTGTTGACATTGTTGGGCAACACACCATTGCTGGACGCAGTTGAACTGCAATGCAGTGGATACAAACAGTGGTGTCCCGCCCCAGACTGGAGACAATTTGATCGCGGAACCGATGGTCAGCACATTGGACCAATTGGACATCAACAACTTGCTCTGCGCATAGTTGATCATGTAAAATTGCTGAACTATGCCTAACCTATTCAAAAAAGCCGCGGTGTTTACCGACATCCATTTTGGACTCAAGAGCAACAGCACGTTGCACAACGAGGACTGTTTGTCATTTGTCAAATGGGCCACTGCCAAGGCTCGAGAACAAGGGTGTGAGACAGCACTGTTTCTGGGTGACTGGCACAATCATCGAGCCAGCATAAACATTGTCACACTTGACTATAGCCTCAAGGCCTTGGAGCACCTGAATGACAATTTTGATGCTGTTTATTTTATTCCTGGCAATCATGATCTTTATTATCGCGATCGTCGCGATATCCAGAGTGTGGCATGGGCACGGAACTTACCTAACATTCATATTTGTAATGATTGGCATATCGGTGGCGACGTGGTTATTGCTCCTTGGCTGGTTGGGGATGATTATAAAAGAATCACTAAGTTAAACGCCAAGTACATGTTTGGGCACTTTGAATTGCCTGGCTATCTCATGAACGCCATGGTGGCCATGCCTGATCATGGCGATGTGCGCAGAGAAGACTTTCACGGTTTTGAGCATGTGTTCACCGGACACTTTCACAAACGTCAAACCAAAAGCAATATAACCTACATTGGCAACTGTTTCCCACACAACTATGCTGATGCCGGCGACGATGATCGCGGCGTCATGATTCTAGAGTGGGGGCAAGAGCCAGAGTTCCATGCTTGGCCTGATCAACCCAGATATCGTGTGTTTGGTCTAGCCAATCTCATTGACAATGCTGCGGCCATTCTCAAACCCAAGATGCATGTGCGTGTGGAACTTGACATTGACATCAGCTATGAAGAAGCCAACTTCATCAAAGAAACATTCATCAAAGATTATCAACTGCGTGAAATGAGCTTGATTCCAGTCAAGCGTGGCGATGTTGAAACTGATCTTGCTCCGGGCGAAGTCAAGTTTGAAAGTGTGGATCAGATTGTGACTGACCAACTCACTGGCATTGAAAGTGAGTTCTACGACAATCGCTTGCTGCTACAAATCTATCACAGTCTATGATCAAAACCGTGATTGCAGCAGGTTGCAGTCTCACTAAAGATTTTAGACAGCAGACATGGCCTGATTACCTATCCCAAGCTCTTGACGCCGAGCTGGTCAACGTGGCCGCTCGTGGTGCTGGCATGCGTTTTGTAAGTCGTCGCACCATGATGGCGCTTGAGCAATATTCCAATGATTCTGTGCTGGTGGCAATTATGTTGCCCAGTTCTGACAGATTTGATTGTTATATTGACAGCGGTCATGTCATGCGAGATGAATTTGTCAGCATTGCCAGCTGGCAGGATGGTACTGCACCAGGCTTGATTGGTCTTGATGGTTCTGTGACCACGAGAAACGGATATTGCCTCACTGGCGGACAGCATCGCAAACTCAAAAAATCCTATTACAAACACTATCACAATGCCACATCGGCCTGGATTGATTATTGGTTTGATGTGATCAACTTGCAAAATTATCTTAGACTAAGACGTTTTAAATACATTTTCACCATGGCCTATGATTTGAACCACACAGTTGAACAACCGGTCAATTTTGGTACCATTGAATACGACGATATGTTGAACCTTGTGGACTTTTCGCGATTTGTATTTTATCAGCATCAGCGAGGCTTTTTGAGCTTTGCTCGTGATCACGGTCATGAGTTTGTGCAACACTACCCCGTACACCAAGCACATGAAGAATTTGTGCAAACATTGATAATGCCAAAACTAGAACATGCTGGGCTTACACAATAGACCCTGGAATGGCGTTGCCAAACATCTGCGCAGCAAATACCGGGTGGTTGCTGAGATAGACTTTTTGGACATTGATTATGATGCTCTAAAGTTATATCGTGTGCTGTCGTCTTTGAAAAAGTCCAGCTACGACGCCGATGAAAAAATCTTGATCTACCATTACGATCTAGAATTTTACGGCAATCTCAAATACGGTGTCATGATTTACAACTTCTTGCAGTGTGTGAGGAGCCTTGACATCAGTCCGTCAGTGTTTGTGGTACTGACCAGTCACTATGG